CCCCCGGCGCCAGGTGATGCCCAGGTAGAGGCATTTCAGGGCGATAAAGCCCCCGCCGGCCGCTTGCACGGCCAGGACTAAAATGTTGATGGTGGCGGCAATCGGAATCGCCGAGGCCGCTGCCCACGCGCTCCCTACGAACATGGGTCCACCTCCTGTCATGGCCTGGGCGGCGGGAGCAAGGCCCGCCGTGCCCAGTCTTTGTGCTCGTAATAACGACTTTGTTCACAAATCACCTTGTAGCGGCCCGCAAACACGGCCACCTCTCGCTCCCCCAGGTCGAGAAAGCCGGTGGCGTTCAGCAGGGGCTCCTCCTTCACGTCTTCTGTACGACTCTGCCTCCCTCCTTGCTGGGTTGTGATCCGTTGGGTGCGGCGCTCCCGGGTGCCAACGCGTCCGCTAAAGCGTTTGGCCGTGGCGTCGTCGCTGAGGCCAAAAACCGCCTGCACGCGACAGCCCTCCAGCAGGTTGTGGTGATTGCCGTAGGTGTCAATCAGTTCCTCCATGCTCGGGGTAATTAAGCAGTATTGCAGCCCAAACTCGGCGGCAAAGTTGAGTCCGTCACTGATAGGGTCAAAGCGCCCCAACGACGGAAACTCCTCGATCATGGCGAGCATGCGGTGCTTCCAGCCATGCAACCTGGACGTACAATGGTCCAGCAACTGCCGTAAGAGGAGCCGCGTGAGGGGGCGCAACCGTTGTTGGTCCCCAAAGGGGACACTCAGGTAGACGGTGCACGGCTGCTCCGCCTCGCGTAACTCCGCCAGACTGAAACTGCTCGTGCTCGTCATGTGGGCAATCCGGGGGTCACTAAAGATGCGGAGGGCCCGGGCCGCCGTCGTCTGTAAGGCGCCGAGCTCCCTGTCCCCCGGCCGTGAGGCAATCACGGCCGCCCGCTGGACTTCCGGGTGCCCATGGGCCTCCATGACGGTGAGGAGGTCGCGCCAGGCCGTCCCGTTCACGAGGTCGTTAAACGCCCCGCCCGTGGTCGCGATGCCGGTATGCAGCCCATAGAGAAAGACGCCGCAGAAAAACTGGTTGACCAGTTCCTGAAAATGCTCCGTGACATCATCCCGGCTGGCCTTGCCTTCCGGGTTCGTGAGGTAAGTCGCAATGAGTTCCACATCACGGAATTCATCCTCGGTGCCCAGCCGCACGGCATCCCAGGGATTGAGAAAGTCGGTCTCCGGATGCAACGGGGCCAGCCGTACCACCTTCCCTAGCGTACTCCGATAGCCCGCCGACTTCGGGTACAGGTTTTCCTTCGGGTCATGGACAATCATGGACCGTGCCTGCCCTGGTTCTTCCGCCAGCAAGGTTGGCAGCACAATCGAGACGGTCTTCCCGCTGTTATGCGTGACCGTAAAATCACCCATGAGGTAGCGCTGATCCCCGTCACAGGTCACCCCGCAGCATGGACCTACTCCAGCCGCCTCTACCGTAAACCCCGTCACAAGCGGGGAATGCTTATACTCAAGCTTCTGGGTCTTCTCGTAGAGATGGGGGTGTCCCCATTGGCGCCTCCTTAGTCGCACTTGTTTACTTTCTATTTGGCATGGAATGGTGCTGGTATTGCCAAAAATAGACACGCGATAGTACGTCGCACGGAAGGCACTAGATGCGGTCTTATATCCTTTCTCACACTCCTTTTTGTATGCCGCCAACCCCAGACTTCTGGCGATAAAACAGACGTCGTCGGCCAATGCCTGAGATTTCGTAATGTAGTCGTAGTTTTTTGCGAGGCACTTGAGGTTGCTACCAGATAGGGAGCCATCGGTGTCCATGAGCCCAGCTAATATCCATAGCCGGGCTTCTTTGCTCGCCACTTTGTATATCCCTGGGATAAATTTTGTTCCAGACCGTGCTCCCGCCAGGCCGAGCGCTTTCAGAGCTTTGGTCAGGCTATTATGCTCCCTGCCCCACCGAAGGATTCTGTTTTTTCCATTGCCTGGATGCCTCGCTACTGTTCGGGAGGTGATCGCAAAGGTGTGCGTACCATTGCGCTGGTCATTATATGCACCAGAGATATGCAAATCTGTTTTATCGAGAATGCTTGCAATCTTTCGCTTTAACCTCCCCTTATTGTTATTGGTGATAACGACACCGTAGCGGCGTATAGTGCCGTCGCCCAGAATGACCCCAAGTAAATAGGGGTCGATAGGGAGAGGCTCCTGCATAGGAAACTCAACGCCTACCCGAAATAGCTTATAGAGGTGCTTGAATTTCTTGCTTGATGCAAGCCAATCCCGCACCGATATTTCGACAATTTCTCCTTCCTTGCTTGCGCGGGGATAGACGGGGTTATGGGCATAGCGTATCTTGTTTGTGCGCTTAAGAACGAGGATATGGTCAAGACTCACGGTAAAAGGCTCGCCCTTCTTGGGAAGAATCCTTACCATCTCCCCATCCCCGTGGAACAGCGCCTGCACTGTGCGCGGCAATGAGTCAGGCCCCATTACCTTGTCACCTACCGTAATCGTTTCAACGCATTTGAGGGCTCCATCCCCCATGAGAATCTTTGCCCCTGGGGCGTGGCATTGCGTCCCCGCCACCACGAGGATGTGCCCCACGCCCCCATACTGGAGGAGGGCTCTCCCGCTCGTGCCGAGCACCACGCCTGTGCGCCCAAGCAGCTCGGCCTTTTTCAGTTCGACCCAACTTGCCCAGTGCGCCTGCGGCTGGGTCGTGCTCCGCGCCCGTGGCCAGGTCTTCGCGATCGTCACCCCGGCGAGCACCACCCCGGCCACCAGGGGCCACTGAAACGCCGCCGGCACCCGGCCGGCCCACTGCCACGCCCACCCCAGGACCGCCCACGGGGGGTAGAACGCCAGGAGACTCTGGCGCCACAGCGGCGGCCCCAGGACGGGGGACAGGCGCGCGTGATAGGCGAAGAGTTCCGTGGCGAGACTGAGGCCGCAGAGCAGCCCGGCCCCCACGGCGATGCCCTTAGCGCCCCAGCTATCGGCCATAGCCGACCTCCTCGTCAAAGATGTGGAGCCGGGGGCGGCCCCGCTGGATGCCCTGGGTCTCCTCCTCCTCGACGGCGTGCGCCGGCCGTGCGGCCGGCGTGCCCCCAGGCGCCGGCGCCTGGCCCACCATCCGCGTCAGGAGTCGCGCCTGGGCGTCGAGGGTGTGGAGGCGCGTCTGCGTCTGGGCGAAGGCGTCGGTAAGGTCGATGCGCCGCGCTTCCCATTCCTGTGGACGTATCCTCCTAGGGTCAGGATGATGCGCCCAGTACCGGGCACGGGATGATGCCACGAGATGCTCTCGACTCAATATACTCAGCCCCTCCTTTCTTTTCTGGTCTTCCCATGCCTGCCGCGCAGCCGCTTCTTCTTGCTTATGGGTGCCGTTCGTATGCAAGGCTTCTTGCTTGGCAAGCAGCCTCGACCGCTGCTCAGCCTTGCCAAACTGAAGGTAGTGCACTCCTTGTCGTTGGTGTCCTTGCCCTCGCAACCGATCATGCGACACCGCTTTCGCTATCCCCTCCCTCTCTAGGGCCGCATTGATGAGAATGGCCGTTTCATATCGCACGCCCTGCAGGGCGGCCTTTTGATCCCACCATCCATCTTTTCTGACACCTCCACTCCTCGCATCCTGTCCTGCATTCGCCGCGCGACTAAACCATACCTTTGGGCCACCTGTCCGTGTTTCCTCCTCCCTTCGTGTCGAAAACATGATGTGCAAGTGGGCGTTCTCGCCTGACCCATCCTGCGCCGGGGGATTGTGAATAGCCCACGTCTGGGGGTAGCCCTCAAAAAACACCGCTCGTAAATCATCTGCCAAGGCGCGCTGTCCCTCCGCTGACAATTCCCGTGGCAAGGTAAATTGATACACACGCGCGACCACGCCATTTTGGCGTTCATACCGATCTGCGGCCAACCAAAACCCCTCTCCATTTTTGGCCCATTGGGGAAGATACGCCGATGCACTTGCCACCAAGTCCTCCTGCCCTTTCCCATCCCGTGCTAAGTACCGCGCATGCTGGGTTGCGTGTTCGGGGTCTCGCCGTTCCAAGTAGGCAGAAAACCGACTGGCTCCGCCCTCACTTTTGCCTTTCGAAATGTAACTGGCATCGACATGGTAGACCGCCATTTCCCCGCCTTATTGTTGGGTGTTTCTCGCTAGAGAAACACTTAGCGGTCTTTGCACCGTTTCCCCCTACCATCCCAGGGCCAGTTTTCGCAGCCGTTCTGCCGTACCGGCAAAGTCATAGTGTTCTGCATGCGGACACAGCCCAGGCTGACAAAAATAGGGCACCACGGGCAATGGGATACCCCCTGCATCTGCAGAGATATGTTCTAGGGTAAAGGACAGACCGGGATACCCCTCTGGAGCCAGTGTATCCTCCCACAGATTGCGCATCCGCCCTATGCGTGAAATGGGTATCCGTTCGAAAAGAGTGCTGCCATTTTCCCGTGCTTCTCGGAGAGAGCGTGGAAGGGTATCAGGCAGCGTGAGGACTCGCACCGTCGCACCATATCTGGAAGCGAGTGCATAGTAATCATCCAGCTTCCGATTCCAGAGAAACGTGTTGGCGACCACAATAGAGACCCCATCACTCAACGCGTCCCTTGCGGAAAGATAGCACCAAAGAAATGCCTCGGAGGCCCGATGTTTCTCGTACCGCAGATCCCCGTAGGGTTGAAGAAAGAACTGATCATTCTCGACATGGAAATGCGTATCTTCAAAACACCGCGCCAGCCGCGTTTTTCCCGTGCCAGGGAGCCCACGAATGAGCAGGACTTCTGGGGGCCATGTCACAGGAAACGATGTCACCGGGGGAGGCATATACCACCAGGGAGAGGCATCAAATTGGTGCAGCTTTTTCCCAGGGGTCAGACAGTCTTTTTGATGGCGATAGAGTGCTGTCGCGGTCACAGAAATATCCCGGCGCAAGGCTTCCCAGGCAATACACGCCGTCGAGTGCTCCTCCCCTAGTCTGGCCTCGATCCATACGCGCGCTGGCGAAACACAAACCATACATCCCCCTTTGCGTCTCTTCCTCGTCGTGGTACTCATGCCTCCTCCCCGCCATCAGGACTGTAAGAGCGGGCAAGCCCTGCGCCCAGGCTGGTAAGTTGCCCACTTCCACATGCCGTAAATCGCCTCGGTCCGCGACCTCCTCACTGGTGCGTGGCAGGGAGCGGCACAACCGGCGGTGCAGGTTTCACGTCCTCTTCTTCTTGGATCAGACATGCTTCCTCCAGGACATCCTCTTCGGTATCCCGCAAATACTCGTTTTCGTCTTGCGAGCGGTACGGCATGGGTGATTCCTCCTCTTCTACTGAGAGAGTTGCAATCGGCATCCCCATCTACCCACTGGGAGAAAGGGGGGCGTCCGCGTCACCCGTCGCACCAGGAGGTGTGTCAGCGCCCGCCCCCAACGCCGCCGCCAGCCGCGTAAACGCCTGCATTAGCGTCGGCAGGTCATACGCCAGCAGCCCCGCCGCGTCCGCTATTTTCCCCACTTCCGCCTGGAGCTTCCGGCGCTCCTCCCGCTGCATGTGGCGCAGGGCGGCTTCGAGGCGCGCCGCCTGCTCGGCCAGCTTCTGCCGCTCGGCCTGCGTGTCGGCGAGCTGGCGTTGGAGCTGCTCGTGTTTCTTCACCGACTGGGGCATCTATTTGGCCTCCTTTCTGCTACACTTCTACGCGATGCCCTCGTTCGTGAGGGCATCGTCTGCCGCTGAAGTTCCGGCCCCAACCAGCGCTTCAGCGGCGGCCTCTTCCGAGTGTTCCATCCCTGACTCCTCCGTCAATCCCAGCAGATAATCAGCACTTACCCCAAGCGCCTGGGCGAGATCACGTACCGTGCGAGCATAGGCATGCTCCGCATTGCCGGATTCCAGCCGTGAAAGAGAAATCGCATTCATCCCGGACATCTGTGCAAGCTCGTGCTGGGTGTAATTCTTTGCACGCCGTACTAGCCTCAGTCGTCGTCCCAGAGGAAAATCTCTCGGCGATTTACGTACAGGATGGGTAGCGCCTTCTTCAAGGACGACCCTAACGGCATCCTTGACCAAAAGAGCCAGCCGGTCAGGATTCATCACCGTGTCAAACCATTCCCCCCGTTGCCATTCTTTGGCGAGAAACTTATGGACCTGAGCCTCAATACGCGCAAGATCGGACTCGACTTCTATGACGGCCAATGTTTCCAAGGGGAGTGGATGTGCAACTTGCAGTTCTTGCATACGTTTTGCTATAGGTGCTCGCGTACTTCCGATTTTCACATAGGACGTTTCCTGCATACCTATAGCATAGATATAGCCGCCACGTTTCGACATTGCTATACTCCCTGCAAGACCTCTCTCTCAAGAGTGGTCTTGGTTTTGCCGGTAGCGCACTCGGTGCCACCCTGGTCGCTACCGGCCCGCCGGCTAGAGTCCTCATAGGTTCCAATAAGCCGATCCACACCTACCCCTAATGCCTGGGCTAACCGCCGCACGAGTAGCATCCCGACATCCTTATGCGATCCTTTCTCAATGCGCCAAATCGTTTGATACGTCGTGCGGGCTTCCTCGGCCAGCCGTTGCTGGCTCCAGCCGCGTTTGTCTCTCGCCTGCGCAACGCGTTCGGCGAAAAGTAGCATAACCTCGTGATCATCCATGCCGCTCCCTCTTGGCATGCTTTTCCTCACGCATAGGTGACAGTATTTGCTAGAACATCTAGCAAATACTAGAAAAGAGTATAGCGCCTACGTTAGCGTGTGTCGAGAAAAATTTCTACACAAAAAACCTCATTTTGATACAGAAATCCCTTGCATGGTAATTACGTATACGTTATTATTAGAGCATAACAGAACAGCGACCGCGCAAGCGGGTGCCGCTTCCGACTCTGGGACAAGTGGGCTCAACACTGAGAAGCCACGGGGGAAGGAGGGACAGGCCAAGACGACAGGAGGTCTGCGGGTGTGTACCCGTATTGATAAGTCGAAAACGACGAAACCTCATAACACCACAGACAAGGAGAGACGATCATGGCAACATTGAAAGTCGGCATGAAGATTCAGGACCTCACCCAGCGCGGGACGCCCCTGGATACCATCTATGTGGTTGACCGTGTCCGGCGGGTGGCCAGTCCTGCCGGCCCCCAGGTCCATATCGAGGTGAGCACGCTCCGGCAACAGGCGTATGGCGTCACGGGCGTCACCCGATGGGACCTGACGACCATCCAGGCACGGTTTGCGGCGGGCACAATGCGGGAAGACGTGTAGATCAGAGCGTCAGGTTGGATGAGCCACGAGAGACAGCGCGGGCCTGGGGGTTTCAGCTTGGCGGCTTCCCCCAGGCCCCGAAAAGCACCCTTCCCCCCAACCAGAAGGAAAAGATCATGCATACTTTACACGAGACGATCTCCTCTGACAAGTCCGCTGCAGCGGCCCGGCGTTTGCACCGCCGGGCCATGACCCACACCACCACGCCGGCGCAGCGCGCCCGGTATGTGGCCGAGAGCATCACGCTGCGGCAGGACGAGGGACGCGGCTGGAGTTGGAGTGAATACGGATTGCAGGAAAACGTCTCCCAGCAGGCATTAGTGACAGCGGCCCTGGCAGCCCTGCGGTAGCCTATCATGAGTACAAGAGAACGCTCGACAACCGAACGATGCCGGGGTGAAGAGCCCCGGCCCAGAGAAAGGACCTGACCGTGGCGACCGCAACCCCGTTCCTCGACGCACTTTTGCAGGTGTCCGCGATTGCTTCCGCCAAGTTGCCGGCCACGCTCCATGGCCGCTTAGAGCGGGCCACCGCCATCGTCCTGCACGGCGGCGTCTTCTTCGACGATGCCGGCCTGTGCCAGGTGCGCGCCAGTGATGACACGACCTGGTACACCGTCAACGGGCATTGCGCCTGTGGCGACCTGCAGGCCCCCGAACACCTGTGCAAGCATCGGCTGGCGCGCGGCCTGTACCTGCGGGCCACCGCCCGGCTCCAGGAACCCAGCACGACGCCCAGCCTGGAGGAGCCGACGGCGTCACCCGCCCCTCGCACGGCGGCGTCGATGCCGGAAGCCACGTTCTCGATCACGCTGAAAGGGACCGTGCGCGGCAGAGACGCGCTGCTGACGGCGCGCGGCACCACGTGGGCGGAGTTCCAGGCACACCTCACCCAGATCGAGGGCCTGATGGAGACGCCGGCGGCACCGGCCAGTCCGCCGAGCGTGCCCCACGGCGCCCAGCCGACACCGGACGGGTGGTGTGTCCCCCACGCCACGCCGATGAAACTGAATCAGGGGAAGGACGGCCGCTCCTGGTGGTCCCACAAGACCGCTGAGGGGTGGTGCAAAGGCCGGTAACGCCACTGGGGAGCAGGGAGGCTGCTCCCCCTTACACACAGAGGAGAGACGAGGATGGCCACCATTACGATAGCCAGCGGCCAGATGTTTTCCAGGGGCGTCGCCAACGCTCGCAAGGTGGGGGGCCGTTTCGACGGTCGCACCTGGACACTGCCTGACACCGCCCAGGCGCAGGCGATGCTCCGCGCCCCCGGCGTGTACGGCTGGCGGCTCGTGCGCCCGGTCGTGACGGGGACGCTCTGCCCACGCTGCCACACGGTCTGTGACGGTGACTGCCATGCCTGAGCCCCACTGTACGAGCTGCGCCGCCTATCCGCAGGCCTACCGCCTGGGCTATGTCGAGGCCCTCGAAGGGCCGGTCGAGGAGGCTGGGCACACGCCGGATGTGCCCGAGGAGGTCGAGGACGAGAGCCAGTGGTGGCTCGCCTACTGGCACGGCAAACACGAAGGCAGACAGGCGCGCGAGGGCGCCTGAGCCGCCACCGGGGGAGCAGGGAGGCTGCTCCCCCTTACACACAAAGGAGGAAGGCCATGGCAACAATAGTGTGTCCATTCTGTGGCACGTGTAATGAGGCAACCGTGACCCACCGTGAGCAGGCGATCCCGCTGCTCGGTGGTCCCACGCTTCATCTTGTTTTGCCGGTATGGGAATGCGGGGTGTGCCTCGAGCTCTGGACCGACGAGACCGCCGAGCGTATCCGAGCCCATGCGGTGCGAGAAGCGCTCGGCGAGGAGAGCAACCACTATTAGCCGCCGTCCTTTCGCGTACACGAAATGACGTGTACGCGTCCTGACGCCCGTGCGGCCCCACACACAGGAGAACGATCATGAACAAGCACCCTATGCGCCTCACGAAGCCCATTGACACTGACGAGGGTCGTCACTTCGCCATCGGCACCCTGGTCTACGTCTATGGCTCCCTTGACCAGGGCTTGACGGCTGAATATCCCACGAGGAAGAATGGCAGAGACGCCATCCTATTTGCGGTCGATAGTACGGAAATCGAGTCTGTCGATACAGAGCAAGAGTAACCAGCTTCATCGGCGAAACCACCACCCGGGGGCTGCGCCCCCGCAGGAGGAGCCAGTATGGCCTGCATTCACACCGTTGCCCACGCGCAGGAAGCGATCGAGGCTGTTGTCACGTGGTTGACGACCTATCGGGAGCCATTGACCATCGCCGATGTGCGCCGCTGCTGGCCAGCGGTGACCGAGGAAGAGATTCTGCACGCTAGTGTCTACCCTCTGGGGGTTGTCGGGCGGGAGGGCTCGGCGTGTCTGGCGCGACAATGGAGTGACCGGCTCTTAGAGGCCAGTACGGCCAAGAGCGTCGATGGGGATGGATGCCCGCTCTGCCTCCAATAGTGACACTTCGCTCTAGCGAAAGCCCAGCCGCCGGGAGCGGCTTCATACCTGCGCCTTGGCTGGCAGCGGGAAGCCGACGGCGAGTGCCACAATGTAGGTCTGGTTGGCGCCGTCGACGCGTGTGCGATAGGTCCAGGCACGACGGTCGATCCCCTGCGGGAACAGCCCATGGGCTTGGAGGGTTGCCAACAGCCCCTCATCCGTGTCCCATGTGTGCCATAGCGCGAAGGGGATGGCAATTTCGAGCTTGACGAAGGCCTGTTGTGGGGTCACAGAGACGCATCCTCTCCTGGCAGCAGTTGCTTACAGGTGGAGACCAAGACCCCAAAGACGAGCCACGCCTCTTGGTACCGTTGCGGGTCTGGCGCATCTGTGGACATCTTATCCGCTTCGAGTGCCCGACGTACCCGTCGTGGCGTTATGCCCATAAATGCCGTCAGCTCCGGGGTCTTTGCCGCCGCCAGCACGTCCTGTTCCCCATAGCGACAGTCCTTATCAATGTGAAGCAAATACATATGCTCGTCCGCACGACAGAGCGGAAGGCATTCGTGGATGGGGGAACACGCATCAATCTGAAATTTGGGCATGGGGGCCTTTCTCTTGCGGCATGCTATTATATGGTGCGATACCGTATCACCCACTTCAAGAACGCACGTCGTGTGCCGGAAAGCCTATCTCGTGTACGACTAACCCACCCCACGGGGGCCGTACGGCCCCCTAGAAGGAGCGAACATGGACGCTGATGAACGCGGCCCGCTGCTACGTATCGCTCTTGCGGCGCAAGCGCCGTATCTCTTCGATCAGCAAGGGGATGGCCGTATGGCAGAGCATATAGAAATTGGCATTGGCGAGACTGGCCGACCCATTGCCGGTGAAGGCGGTCATGAGAGCGACCCCGCCTTGCACCGTCTCCGCTGTGCCGAGGGCCACCCCGTAACAGCGCTCCCCTACGGTACGCAACAGCGCATCTTGGCACCATTCGACGGGGTCATAGTCATCAGGAACCTGGATCACGGACACGGGCGGTTGGCTGGCTTGGGCGGCAAACCAGCCAATGCGTTCAAGGGCTTCTTCAGAGAGAATGGCCTCAGGGGAGGTCATGCGATGATATCCTGGACCGTGGTATTAAACGCGTCCACCTGCTGGCCCATGGCGTTGAGCCGGTCGACCGCCAGGGCCGCGGCATCCCGCAGCGCCTGATCCGTGCCGGCAGTGGTCAGGGCCGCGGTAATTTGCTGCACTTCGGTTTGGATCGTGGTGTTGAGCGTATCGAGGCGCTCTTGCATGCCCGTCACGGCAGCGGTCAACGCGTCGGCAGCGTCACTCATATGCTCTCCTAGTCTTGTCAGGGTGGTGGTCAGTTGCGCAAAGCCTTGACGTAGCTCCTCAGCGAGGGCGAATACGTCGAGGTGAATGTGGAGATGATGTTCTGTCATAGCCTCAGTATAACCTAGTCGTTCATCATGTCAACGCCAGCCGCCCCAGGCCGCCGCCCGGCGCTTAGGCGTTCAGATCGACCTCGACCTTGCCCGAGGCGATATCCTCCAGCCGGGCAATGAAGGCGCGTTGATCGCTCGCCGGGATAACGGGCCGGCCGTTCTGGCTGCGGCCCCCCAAGCCGCCGCCGGCGCCGCCGCCCGCACTCGGTTTGAAATAGTGGGGATACTCTTTTTGCAAGCCCCCCAGCCATTCTTTCATACTGAGAAATTGCGAGGGCTCTTTCTCGCTATACAGCGGGTCTTCCCCTCGGAAGGGGACCACCTTGCCCTCGGTGACGCGGAAGACGCGGGACGCGCGGGTCTGGAGGTCTTCCAGGGCGGTCTCCTGGACCCCCACGCCCGGCGCCGCCAGGGCGACCTCGTTGGCGATGAGGGCGTGATGGAATTTGGCCTCGGCTTCTTTGGTGCGCGCTTGTTCGCGGGCGAACTGTTCCCCATAGGTTTTCTCATAGCTCGCTTTGAGCCGCGCCTCGGCTTCCGCAATCTGTTTCTGTACATCCGTTGGGGCGGCCTTCATCGCCCGATATTCCTCCGGGTCCACGCCCGCATAGCGCGTCTCCGTGTCGGTGAATTGTTTGTGCAGGAGTTCGAGGTCTTTTTTCAGCTTATCCCCTTCATTCTTCAGTTGGCGGTTATTCGTCCGAAACGAGTCGAGGGTCTCCTTGCTGACATAACCCTCAACATCGAGCACCCATTTCCCCTCTTTCTCGACGACATGGTCTCGTAAAAACTCTGGGGCATCATCCGGATGGTCAAACGACCCTTTGAGGGCCATGGCTCACTCCTCCTTGTCTATGGTTTTGGGGGCCACCTGTACATTCCAGACCTGGCGGGCGGCGGCCGCCGTGGCGCGCCAGGGACCACGGAGGGCACACGCGGTACACCGCACGGCCCACCCTGCCGGAGAGACGCCCTCCGGGACGGCGGCGGTCCCGAAGAAGGGATCACGGGCGGCCTGCACCGTGAGCGAGGTGGTTGCATGGCAGAGCAGACACGGCGCAAGGGGGACGTCACTCATGACATTCGTCTCCTCACTGCGAGGCAAAGATGGTATCTGCCACGCAGCGGCAATTTGTATGGAGCGGGGGAAACAGCGTGTCCCCGAGCGGCGTATGAAACGGCTCCTGCACCCCCACGCCGTCCGGATTCATGCTCGGCACCGGCGCACAGTCCGGGCAGAGGGCTTCATCGACGGCCGTCGTCCACACCCGGCGCACCGCCTGGGCGTCCAGGAGCCCCGCGTCCACGCTCCGCAGGAGGGCGAGATGGCTCCCGAGATTGCTGGCATACTGCGCTTCGGTGCGGGCAATTTGCAACGCCCGCTGGCGCAGCGCCACCCGACTGGCGGTCGCGACCGCCCGCTGAATCTGGAGGGGCGTGCGCCCCTCCGCCGTGAGCCGCGCCTGAAGCCGGGCGACTGTTTGGGCCTGGCGCGGGGTCAGCCCGAGGACGGCCTGCACCGCGCGCGTGACCTCCGCCAGCGGCTGGCCCGTCTGCCATCCCGTCTGTAAGACCGCGCGGATCGCCTCGCGGGTCGTCTCGCTAATGGCCTGAATTTGCGTCCCGACATACGCATCGATCGCCTGGTGGACCGCCGCCGTCCCCGGCTGCAAGGGCAGGGCCACGCCCAGCGTGGCCAGGGTCTGCGTTCCCGCACGCACCACCGCCTCCTCCAGCACCACCGGCAGGAGCCGTTGCGCCGGCTGGGTCAGGGCGGCGGCGATGATCCCGGTCACCCCTTGTTCCGTCAGCGGGGGGGAAGGGAAAGAGGGAGGTAGGGAGGTAGGGAGGTAGGGAGGTAGGGAGAGATTCCCCCCGCCCCCTATCTCCCTATTCCCTATCTCCCTATTCCCTATTCCCTTCCCCTCGCTGTGCAGGTCCGTCAAGACGCCCTGCCAGAGCTGGCGGAGGCGGGTCGTGGCCCGATCTGCGAGGGCCTGGAGCCGGAGGACCAGGGCGGCCCGCCGCGGGTCCGGGGGGCGGGCCGCGGGCGCGGGCTGATAGGTGAACGTGACGCGAAAGGGCATGGCGCTAGAACTCCTGCGCGCCCGGGACCAGCGTGCGGGGGTCAATCGCGGGCACTTGCGCCTGGAGGGTGCGCTGCCACTCGGCAAACGGCACCCCCGGCTGGACCACATTGCCGCGCACCAGGTTATAATAGAGGTCTTCTTGGGTCACCGCGCCGGCCTGCCAGGCCGCGGTCAACGCCGTCAGCGTGGGGGCATCAATGGTCGTCGGGAGGAAATCGGTATTGAGCGTAAAGGTAATGCCCGCATCGTCGGGGTCGTCGGTCGCCCCGGCCCACCAGGCGTGGCACCGCAGCGCCTTGGTGATGAGGGCCGACGCGGCCAGCGCATAGGCTTCCATGATACTCAGCTCGGCCGATTGCCGGATTTGATGCGTTTCCGCCGCTTCGATCGTCCGCCGTTGCGGTTCGAGGAGCCGCGCCCCCAATACGGCCATTTGGGCCTCCGTGGCGCGCATATCGTCCTGCATCCCCTGCCAGCCCGCGCCGGAAGGTTCGAGGTACCCCACCCGGGCGTCGGCGGGGGGAATCACCCACGCCGTGAGGGCCCCCACCCGCATTTCTGCCTCTTCATTCTCCCAACCCGTGATGTAGGCCGTGGCTAGGGAAGACATGTGCAGCGAATGTTTAAAGTCGGCGTTCGTCCGATAATGGGCCAGGTTCAAATCCACCACATCCAAGAGCGGCGGCGGCCCGAGCGTCATATCGAGCGAATCCGCGTTGAGGATAAAGACCGGGAGCGCCGCAAGCGGGGTCCCCCGGCGATGGGGGTGGCGCTCATCGCGGAGGAGAAACGTCTCCCCCGTCACGCCCTGGACCTTGCGCCAAATGCGCACGGTATAGTGTCCGTCTTCCAAGACCGTTTCCCGCCATTGCGGGATGACGAGATGGCGATAGGGATCGGTGGGGTCTTCCTCGTCGATCTCTTCTTCGAAGACCACTTGCCGATAGACCTGCGTGCCGAGTGGGGTCCGCATGTGGCGCCAATTGATAAGTTGCTCCGCGGTCGCGAGCGTCCAGCGCGGCCGCACCTGCCCGGCCACCTGGTCCTCTTCGGGCAAGTCCACCAGAATCCCAATCCGCCCCGTCGTCAAATGCTCGGTAATCAGATGGCTACTCAGGGCGTGGAGGCTGACCCCCGTTCCCGTAATATCGGCTAGATGCGCTTCAATCATCTGCGGAACGACGATGGCGGGCGGTTTGCGTTCGATGAGACCTTCCAGCCCTTGCCGCACGCGGCCACTGGCCCCAAAGAACGCCGCCCTGGTCTTATAGGCTTGATAGTCCCTCGCCTGCATCCCACTTGGTTGCGGCAAGTAGGCCGTGCCACTGCCATGCGGCACGGCCTGGTCCCCGGTCGCCCGGCCCTTCACCGCGTCGGTGCCTTCCATGACATCCCGACAGCGTTGCCATTGGGGAAAATAGCGGACATACGCGGGGTGTTGACTATCGACGGGCATGGCGTTAATACCCTCTCACCGCAATGGGTCCCCCCCGCGGGGCCGGGGGACAGAAGGTGCAGCCGAGCGCATCGGCCAGATCGGGGCTCATCCCCAGCCTTTTTTTCATCGCATCCTTGTCTTCAATCACCACGCACCCGTTGCTATCCAGGTGAAACTTCACCGTGGCCAGTTCCCCGGCCAGGTCCTGGCATGCCTCCCGATCGCTGGCGGTGAACACCGGGCTCTCCTCTCGCAGCCAGCGCGCCATTTCCAGCCACAGAAAATCCCGGAGGAGGCGCGGCTTGGCATCGGCCGGATGGCGGACCGGCGGGGCCTCCTGCGCCACGTTGACGGCCAGCACGGCACAGGAGATCGCCCCCTGCCGCTTCAGCTCGGCGAGGCGGTCATAGACGCCGGCGCCGAGGCCAATCACGTCGACGTCGACCTCTTCCACCTGCCAGGGCGCCAGGACCGCGACAATACAGCCCACGGTGTGCATCGTGTCTTGCTTGCTGAAAATCTGGATATGCTCCACCACGCCGCCGTGGCGCAAGACCAGGACGCTGCGATCGCTCCCCTGCCGGGCGACGTCCACGCCCAGCCGCCGCCGGCCCTCCCCCGGCCGGGGCTCGCGCGTGGTGCACGGCTCTGTATGATCCAGGGAGATGAGGACGTCATCCTCTTGACGGGGAAACTCTCCGTCGGCGCGGACGCGGACCACGTTCGACCCTTCGCCCCACTTGCGGACGAGGCGGGGCCGGTAATCCGGGTCTGCCGTCGGGAGCGTCGAATCCTGCGAGCGAAAATGGAGGGGCGTATATTCCCGACGGTTTTGATGATGGGAGGCATGAAACGTGCCCGTGGTACGGGTCGGGTTGCCGAGCATCAGCACGCGGGCGTTCTGAGACGCCAGCGCCCCTTCTGCCGCTTCATACACTTCCTCGGGGACGCCGGATGCCTCATCGATCACATATAAGATATGCTCGGCGTGCATGCCCTGCAACGCTTCGGGGTTTTCCTTTTTGGCGGTGCGGGCCACCGCACCCCATTCCCGGGCCCCAGGATCATACAAGCTTTCGGTCGTCAAGGTAAACAGGGCAGAAAGCCAGAACCTACGGGGGTCCTTCCGCTGGGCACTCAATGCATCAGCGGCCCGGCGCCACTTGGACAATTCAGCCCACAGCACATCGGTGAGTTGGTGAGCCGATGGTGCGGTGCATGGGATGCGCGAGAAGTCAAACGTCTCTAAAAACCAAAAAATGATCCATGAGGCTGCCGAGCTTTTGCCGGTCAGATGCCCGCTCCGCACCGTCACCTTCGCGCCAGGCGGCACAATCGCATCAAGAATTTGATACTGCTGCGACGTCGGTGTCACGCCAAAGCGTTGCTTGACGTAGAGGCGTGGCGCGTCTTTCCAGAGTTGGCGCAACGCCAGATACTCTTCCAGATGCGGCGGGGACGGTGTGGTGACGGACATACACGCTCACTCAAGGGTCTTCGACGTTCTTCTGGGCGCCTGCTGCGGCTAACAAGGCCGCCAATCCCGCGCCCAACTCTTGTAATCCCTCGCCTTTCTTAAACAAGCCCAAATGGTCCCCGCCCATGCGCAAGGCTGCCGGCTTATTCCAGAGTTTCAGTTCGGTTTCGTAGCTGATGCCCGCCTCGGTATGCACGATTTTCTTCCGGAGACTCGCCACCGCCCGCATGGCCTCCGGGGGAGCGCTGGCAGCTAAGGTCACATTGCCGTAATCGTCAACCTGGTAGTGGGTCACGTCGGAATGTTGGAGGAGGGCAATCTCATGCAGGACGGCATCTTGGGTAATATGGGTGCGGTGGGAGCGGGCCACTTGTGCCGCATGGATAGCTGCCGCAACCTTAGCGCTCCTTAGTAAACGATGCGCATTGACTTCGGCTCCATTCCCAGTACCGTGATACCCAGCACGCTGGTAGGCCTGGGTCGCGTTTAAATCCACCAAATACTCATCGATAAATCGTTGCTGCTTCGGAGATAAGGGCCGCTCTCGCTTCATCACGTCCGTTTCCAGCCGAGCAGGCTCCCGCCGAGGTGCACCAGCGCACACAGGACGGCTCCCACGAGCCAGCGATGCCAATGCTGCGCCGGGCAGACGTAGGCGCTGCCCTCCGACGGCTGGACGACGGGCACGGCCACGGCGGCGGCCCCGCCCAGCACATCGTCATTCGCGGCGCAGGGGCAGTGCAGGTCCTGGGTGAGGAGATGGGAGTGCCTCTGACACGTATCAGAGCAAAGGTGCATGAGCGTGGAGACTCCTTGGCAAGCGGTGGCGGCCAGGACTTCGCGCCAGATCGGCTCATACGCGGCATCGGTGAGCACGGCCGCATCCCAGTCTGCCGCCGTCGCGGCGGTGACGACGCACGGGGCGATCATCCACGGATCGTTCGCCGCCGGCAACCAGGAGAGCGGAGCAGTAAAAGGCGTCATAAAAACCTCTCAGGCAAGCGTACCAACCCGCGTACGCTAACCTTACACGCTTGGCACGCGGAAGACAAGGATTTCTTGTGCGAGGATGGTCCAGGGACGCCAGTTGCGGGGGCGGCTCGGGGCACGCCAGAGGGCTACCAGGGGATCTTGACGTCCTCCCCCAGATAAATCCGGGGGATTCCCTAAACCGGCCCTCGACGTCCCGAGGGGAGACCTATGCCGTGTCTCTTACTTACCAACAGTTCTCGTCCCGTTGGCGCCCGCGCCAGCAACAAGCGCGTTAAGAAGTATCGTGGAGCGTCCATGTGGGACAGCCAGCCGATGGCTGAACAACTGTCGCGCGACGCCATACTTCATGTGCGTGCTACGGTACGGTACGTGTTTTACGGCTGTCCCTCCGATAGCCAACCACCTACACGGATTAGAAAGAGCATGGCACAACAGAGAAAGTATACCACATTGGTTTGTTTAGGAACAGTGAACAAAGACTACACAAAGCTATGAAAAACCTTGAACAAAGATTGTGGCTCGTGCGAGCCACGTGTGTGCCTCCCCTCGCTCAAAGTGAGGGGTCTCTCACACGCCTTTTTAGGAGAACATCCCATGGCCGAGTATCAGCAAATACCGACGGTGAAAGTGGCCCGGCCGGACACACCGGAAGGCTACATGATTATTAATCAGGCCGACTACCGGGAAGGCTTGCCGCAGTATATGTATCAGCAGGGCCTGGCCTATAACCCCGCCGACTGGCCCGTCTATGTCGAAGGGGCGGCCTCCAGTGGGAAAGGCGCTCTCAAAGGCGCAGACCCCGCGAAAGTCCCAGAGGTCCACGCGAGCCCTCTGCACCCGAGTGGGCCGCAACCCCCGGAGAAAAAGTAGCGGAGGGAGGAAGTGTGGATCTCATTGCGATCGCCGGCAGCCCGCTGGCCAACTCCTATGTGACCTTGCAACACGCCACCGATCTCCTCACGGGCCGGTTGCACACGGAGCCGTGGACCGCAGGCGACGACTGGATGGAGGACTCCGCCCGGGCCCTGATCTGGGCAACCCGTCTCCTCAATGAGCATATACTCTGGGACGGCAGGCCCACCACCCTGACCCAGGCCCTGCCCTGGCCTATGGCGGGCCAACAGGATGCGTTGGGCCGGCCGCTCGACCCCACCACGATCCCTCCGGATATCGCACTGGCGACGGCCCTTTATGCGCTGGCCTTGCGCCGGGACACCAGTGAAAACGTGGGGATGCAGGAGCAAGGCGCCCTGGCGTCCGTGAAAGCGGGGGATACCACCATCGTCTTTCGCACGGCGGGGCTCCCAGCGACCCCCTGGCGGCGCATGCCTGCCGAGGTGCGGTTTCTCCTCCGCTGCTATGGCACGATGAGCGGCGGCGTGAATATCCCCTTGCTGCGGGTCTAACCTTATGCCAGTCCTGACCCAAGCCCTGATGGATCGTATGGCCACCATGGTCCAGCAAGTGCTCCCGGCTCGGTGGGAAGCGGTCACCTATCGCTCGCGCACGCACAGCTCCGCCACGCCGATCGACTATCCAGGGCTGTCCGTCCAATTTGAGCAGTATAGCGAGCAGGTCATTGCCCTGCAGGGGCTCACGGCAGGGGACCGCAGCACCCACGTCCTGCGGGAAGACCGGCGGCTCCGGATCGCCACCCAGGAGGTCACCTGGCCGGTCACCACCTTTGATGAGGTGCTCCGGGCCGATGGCAGCCATTGGCGGATCATGAATCCCCAGGGCGGGCCCGGGTATCCTTTCTGGCAGATGCAGGGCCGCCGCCTGCCGCCCGCATGACCCCGAACACGGCGCGGCTGCTGCGCATGGCGGTATCCGCCCTCACCACGGGCCTGATGGGGGCGGGCACGCTGTTGCTCGGGTCCATGACCGGCGATGGTCAGGTGAAGCCGGGCGCGTGGCTGATAGCGACGGTGTCCGGCATCATGTTCCTGTGCAAAGACCTGCAAGCCTCGTTGTCGACGCCGCCGCACCTCACGGGAAGCGGGAAGGAGTAGCCGATGCCCTGGACGATACAGATGACAGGGGTTGCCAATGTACGGGAGCAGTATGCGCTGGCCGGGCACCGCCTGGTGGAGATCACGGGTCAGGTCCTGACCCGGCGCCTCACCGAAGCCGTGACGTATGCCCGGGCAACCTACCGCAGTGCGAGTGCCACGACGCCCACGGCGACGGCGGTCAGGACCGGGGCCTTGCGGGCAGCGCTGGGCAGCAGCGTGCAGGTCACAGGGCACACGGTGACCGGGACACTCGGGTATGTCGGGACAGGGGTGGCCGCATACGCGGGCGTGCATGAGGGCATCGATGGGCGCAGCGAAACCGTTATCCGGCCTACGCGAGGGAAATTTTTGGCTATTCCCTTGCCAGCAGCCCGCACAGCGGCTGGTGTGGCGAAAGGCGGCCCCCGAGACTTCCCGAATACGTTTATTGCGAGAAGCCGCGCAGGCAATTTGATAGTTTTTGAAAGACTAGGAAATAAAGAGATTCGCCCCTTGTTCTTGCTCAGGTCTGAAGTACGGATTAAGCCAAGGCCAGCACTTCGCCCTACTGTAGACAAGTTTCTTCCGCTCATTGTCTCGGATTTGCAAAGTAATATAGCCCAGGTTTTGAAAGGTTAGAGTAGATGTTTCCATATTTCACGGCGCCAGATACGGCCTATCGTTTGTCTCGAAACATGAAACTCAATAGCTACTTGAGACTGAGAACTCTTGCCTTGCAAGCCGCGTATTGCAAAAACATCTGGATCATGCAGTTTTGCGACGTTATGAGTTTCCCCATGGGAATGTCGTCTCTTATATACAGCATCAGCAACATTTTTAGGCTTATCACCTGCAAACAAATGGCTAGGGCGACAACAAGGGCGATTATCACAGTGATGGCACGCGCATTCTCCTGGTTGCAGTGGGCCATTGCTCAGTTCAAAAGCAAAACGATGAGTCAAGATATGTTTGTTTTTGACCGAGAGTCGGCCATAGCCTTCCGTATGAAAATCACCTGTCCAGGGCCAGCAATGGCCGAGACCTTTCTGGCAACCACATTCTTCACCAAGGCAAGTGTTCTGGTTGACATTTGTCAAGAACCGTTCTTCAGGCGTGCCGCGTGCTTTTTCGCGACATTGCCGAGAGCAATAGGTGACATTACGTTTTGCCTTATCACTTTCGCATACATAAAATGGCTGCTTGCAATACAAACAACCCATATTAGGCACGGGCTGTTTCGCCAATATGCGGCATTCCCTAGAACAAAATTTTCCGCCGCCACGTTGGATACTGCTAGGCCATGCAACAAAAAGGTTTTGACAGTATTGACAGGCGGTGCTTGGAGTAGTTGGCTTACGGCTCATTCTGATACCCTCCACAGCGGGTTATGTGACCACAGAGGAAGAGGCTGCGGCGTCCCTCGTCTGTGGGCGAGGGCACTGAAACGGATCAGGCTCCAGCGTGCCGCATTAGTCTGTAATTATATATCATTTTGTACTTAAATACAAGGATTCCTTGTGGCGGCACCGCAAGCGTCGATTCTCGAACTCCTCCAGGAGAACATCCTGACCACGCTGGCCGGCATCACCATCGCCAGTGGCTACGCCTGGGACATCGGCGCCGTGTCACGTGGGCACCTGACACCCCTGGAAACCTTTGCGTTTCCCACGGCGTCCCTGATCCCCGTCTCGGCCACCACGGAGATACGCGTCGGCGCCCGCTGGTGGGAATTCCTGTTCACGGTGCGCCTTTGGGTGGACGTGGCGCTCGCTGACACGGGCCATCGCCTCGAAGACCTGATATGCGATGTCCAACGCGTGCTGGAGGTGGATAGCCAGCGGGGCGGGTATGCAGAGTACACGTTAGTGCAATCTGCGCAATATATATATCTAGAAAGTACCGAACGATTAGCAGGGGCCGATATATCCTATCAATGTGACTATAAAGTTTCCTTAGCTGACCCACGTATCCAGGTGTAAGGAGTGTCCGTATGGCCCATAAACCCCCAGGCCCCCCGCGTGTCTACGTTGCGGTGTGTACGGCAGGCTGTGAACTGCGTGCGCGCGATGGCACTGTACTGGGGCCGCGCCAGCTCGACGCGGCGGAACTCCTGGCGCATGACGATAAGCATGTCTCGCACAAGGCACGGGTGCTCGTCCGCATGCTCCGGGACCTGGCGCCGGAACTGCGGGCGGAAGTGCTGGACTATTTTGCGGAGCCGCTGCCGCGCTTTGCCCACCGGCTGAGGTAGAAAGACTAGTACTCATGCGCATATACAGGGTGCCATTTACAGGAACATTAACACTAGCAGGGACAGATTCGGACCTTTTTGAACTGACCCCAGCAGATGATCGCCCGTGCAAATTGGTCTATCTGAAACTCTCCCAAAGCTCAGAATTCGGGGACTCAGCGGAAGAGAGCCTGCGCATCACGATCCGCCATATGGCGGCGACGGTGACCTCCGGCTCTGGCGGCTCGGCCGTCACGCCGATCAAGAATGATCCGGGCGTGGACGTCGCCGCCGGCTTTACCGCCGAGGCGAACAATACGACCGTGGCCACGACCAGCGGCACGAGTACCATCATGGAAGAGTTTGCCTGGAATATTCGCCAAACGCCGTATGAGACGCCCTGGTGGGACGATGATATGGCGCCGACGGCCCGGCAGGGTGAAGTCTTGTTAGTGCGCTGTGAGTCCACCGTGATCGATGATATCACCATCGAAATCACGGCGTTTGTCAAAGAGTTCTGAGGTCCCCGTTCTGGCCGGAGAGGAGGAATGCCGATGGCAGCCTTAGTGGATGGAGACCGGGTCGACTGTTGGGCAGACCTGATGCGGCGCCTGGACCTCGGCACCGTGAGTATCACCAAGCAGGACCTCCGGGCCGTCATCAATGCTGTCGATGATTGGGTCGTCACCAATGCCAGCGCCTTCAATACGGCCCTGCCGCAACCAGGCCGGGGGGCACTGTCGGCGGCGCAGAAAGCCTTAATCTTCAGCCTCGTGCTGCAAAAGCGCTATGACAAGGGGGCGTGATGGCTAGTGGCGACCCGGTCGTGCAGGTGATCGAGATTTTCCCCCCGACGTCGCTCTCTGCCGTGCTCGGGCGGCGGGTCGGGGGCTCCACGCCGGCAGAGGGGTTTAACGTCTGGCAGTTTGACGCCGCCACGATCTGGTATCTCGATTTTCTGTGTGCCTTACGCGGGTATGGGGGCGGCGGGCTGACGTTTGTCATTCCGTGGTCGGCCGCCAGTGCCACGACGAACGTGACGCGGTGGGGGATTGCTATTCGGCGGTTGAACGATAGCACGGAAGATATTGATACCAGTCAGACCTACGACTATAACGTGCTCGATGCCACAGCGCCGGCCACCTCCGGCACCCCGCTCTATAGCAGCATCACGTTTACCAATGGGGCCGATATGGATAACTGGGCGGATGGGGAACTCGCCATCGTGCGGGTGCGGCGGGAAGCCAACCATGCCAATGATACCATGGCCGGTAATGCCGAAGCCTGGGCGTTGCTGGGCAAAGAGACGTAACCGATGGCCGCCCGCTGTGATAGTACCGACTCCCTGAGTCGCACGACGGTGTTGCCGACGATCACGGCCTGTACGCTCATGACGTGGGTCAATTTGATCGTCAATAGCGGCACCGCCATTCAATCAGCGTTGAGCTTTGGGAACGCAACGGCTTTTTATGCACTGGGCCTGGGGGTATCGGGAACGCTGAAGCAGGTGGCCTTTAATGATAGTGGCCTGAGCTACAGCGCCGCAACGCTGACGACGGGCACATGGTATCACATGGCCATGACGTGTAGTGGGACGGGCGCCGGTGCCTTGCTGATCTATGGCGATGGGGTGTTGAATCAAACACTCACGGCCGATGCGGTCGTCACGGCAGCGTCCATCTATGTCGGCAACAATCAAGGGGGTGATGCCTGTAATTGTCGGGTCGCGGGGATCAAGGTCTATAGTGCCGTGTTGACTGCCGATGAGATCAAAGCGGAAATGCGCGTGTATATGCCCGTGCGGACGGCAAATCTGCTTTCCTGGCATCCGATGTTGCTGCATACGGATGTCAGCCAATATGGGGCGACGTGGACCGTCGGCGGCACGTTAGCGACCGAACAAGGCCCGCCGATTGCCTGGTCGCTGCGGCCCACGATGCCCCGCCGCAGCGCCGGGGTCGTGGCGCACCCCTCCTTCCCAGGGTTTCGCAACCCGTGGCGCCGTGTGCAACAAAAAGTGTATACCGCGTGAGATCGTAGGGACCTGACGCCATGCCGCTCATCAAGCAAAAATTGGTTCGTCGAGGGCGCCCGCGCCGCTGGGCTATTCCCAGCAAAGCCCCCCTCGTGCTGACGATCGGGCAAGTGACTGAGACGGGTGCTTCACAAGTCCTCAGTGTCACCCCACTCACGCGGCTCGTGATCCAAGCCGTGGCGACGGACACCGCCCAGACGATGGCCTGGAGCCCATTGAGCCGGCTAGCGGCACAACCCCTAGAAACCGATACCGCGCAACCACACGCGGTGGCGCCGCAGACCCGCCTCGTAGCCCTGCCGATCGAGACGGACACCGCGCAGGTGACCACCATCACCCCGCTCAGTCGCCTAGCGGCACAGCCCCTAGAAACGGACACCGCCCAAGCACATGCCTGGAGCCCCAAAGCCCGTACCGTGGCCCAGCCGCTGGAAACCGACACGGCGCAGCCGCACGCGGTCGCGCCTCAGATACGCCTCGTCACGCAGACCCTCGCCGCCGATCTGGCGCAAGCGTGCACCGTCCTCAAGACCGTGGTGCTGGGCCAAGCCAGTGCGACCGCCACGGCCCAAAACTGCCTGGCACTCAAAACGGCGTTGCTTGCCCAGATCAGTAGCACCGAAACCAGCCAACCGCTGTCCACCAATCCGTTGACGCGGCTCCTCACCCAGGCCCTCGCGACCGCGACCGCCCAGAGTCTCGCCTGGACGCCGTTCGTCCGCCTGGTGACCCAAGTCCAGGCCACCGATACCGCCACGGCGGCCGCCGTGGCTCCACTCACCCGCTTGCTGCAGCAGGCCGTGGCCACGGCCACCGCACAGAGTCTCACGGCCACACCCCTGACACGGCTCCTGGCCGCGGTGGACGCGACCGAGACGGGCCAGACCCTGGCGTGGAGACCGTTGACACGCCTGCTGGTGCAAGTGCTGACGACCGAGACGGCCCAGAGTCTGACCCAGAATCCGCTAAGCCGGTTGCTCCTCCAGGCCAGCGAGGGAGCCGTGGGTCAGGGCGTCAGCGCCCTGAAGACCGCGCTGCTGACGCAGGCCGGAAGTTTCGAGCTGGCGCAGCCGGCGGCACGCGTCAAAACCCTGGGGCTCGATCAGTCGCTGGCCCTGGACGCCGCGCTCAGCCTCGCGTGGTCTCCGGTGCGACTGGTCGGGCTGCTCACGGCGACCGAGACCGCCCAGGGAATGACGGCTCCAGGGGCCATCCTTGTAGCCCAGGCCATGACGACGGACACGGCGCAGCTTTTCACCTGGGCACCGCTCACCCGCTTGCTGGCGTTCCTGACGCAGACGGACACGGCGCAAGGGCTCGCCAGCGCCCCGCGCAGCCGCTTGCTCGGGAGCGCTCCCGAGACGGCGACCGCCCAGAGCCTGGCCTGGACGCCGTTGACCAGGCTGGTGGCACACATCGCCGAGCTAGAGACAGCGCAGGCGATGGCCAGCAGTCCCCTCTCGCGGCTGGTGGCCCAACTCACCGAGGCCGACGCCTCCCAAGTGCTTACGGCCCCCGGGGCGGCCCTCGTGGCGCCGGCACTCGCCAGTGACGTGGCGCAAACACTGGCGAACATCAAGCAGGCCCTGCTCGGGCCGGCGAGTGATCAGGCCACCGGCCAGCCCATGAGCGTCGCCAAACTCCTGGGCCTGGCCCTCACGGGGGAGACGGACGCCGGGCAGCCCCTGGCGCGCGCGCTGCTCGTGCCGCTCACGGGAAGTCTTGACGACGCGACGGCATCCCCTCTGGCGATCGTGAAGGGGGACCTCCTGGGGGCCGCCACGGCGATCGATGCCGCGCTGGCGCTCCTGGGGCACCAACTCACCCGCCTCGTGGCGCTCAGCACGGAAGGGGACGCCTCCCAGCTCTGGGCCGTGTTTGTCGGTTTCCGCACGGTGCTGATCGAAGGGACCTGGAGTTGCACCCCCGTGCTCAGCCTGGCCGGGCCGTGGGCCATCGCCCCCGGACTCACGGCGACCGCCTGGACCGCGACCCCGGTCGTCACCCCCGAGGAGCCGTGGGAGGTGCAGCCGGTTATTGCCCCCGACGAAGACTGGGACGCGGAGCCTGCGCTCGTGGGCGCGTTTGACATGGATCCCGGATAGAGAGGAGAGGAAACAATGCTGTTGAAACGGTTATATGACAAGCCCGCAGACTGGGAGCCGGAGCGGGCACCGGATGGCCGGTTGCTCAACCCCTTGCCCGTCGTAGGGCTGAGTCTCCATCACACGGGCACGCATAAGGAGCAGAACTTCTCGCGCCGCCTGGTCGAAGCAGGCTTGGCGCAAGGCTGGGTGAGTATGGCGAAGGGCCAGCTCATCCTGCATACGGAGGATGAGGACCTCACGTACACGATCGTGCGGCCCCCGGGCCAGTACTGCTGTCACTGCCAGGCCGATGTGGGGGACGACCCCTCGGGCCAGGCGGGGCGGGACCATGTGGCCCAAGCCCATGCCGGCGCCGCCTCGCCCGATCCCGCCAACCCGGCCGGCTTTCGGATGTCCCATGCCTACGAGTGCGTGCTGGAGGAGAGCCAGCACGCCCGGTGGAATCACCAGGCGGTGCAGGCGGCGAAGGCGGCGGCGCCGGCGGTACGCCGGGGGGAGGGAAAGAAAGGCCCGGCGACGGGCGGGGTCGTGGAAGACCAACCCCGCCAGCTCGTGGGAGAGTAACAACCACCAACGACAGGGCATGCCCTGTAGGAGGACACAGAGCCATATGGCTAATTTTCGTATATAACATAGCCCTAGGTCGAGTAGCTGAGCTTTACAATAGAGTAGACGCAAATGATCCAAGTACCGCCGTCCTCGTGTTCGCCGTGCTCGCCACGGCCGGCATTGAGTCGGACTCGGTGTTACGCGACCTGGACACGCTAGCCGCCGTCGTGGCCGGTACGACCAATGAGGTGACGAACGCCGGCTATGCGCGGAAGATATTGACGGATACGGATATCGCCGCGTTTGCCCCGGATGATACGAACGACCGCGTGGACCTGGACTGTGCGGATCAGACGTGGACCAGCGTGGCGGCGGGAGATGGCTGGAATGATATTGTCATCGGCTATGACCCCACGTCTACCGGGGTCACGGCGTCGCTGATTGTGCCGTTGACGCATCACGATTTTGTGGTGATTCCAGACGGCTCAAATATTACAGCCCAAATTTCCGCAACAGGCTGGTTCCGAGCAACAAGCTCTTAAAAATCAGTGCGTTGTGAGTACTTTTGTGTTATACTAACGGGAATAGAAGCATGCGAGAACATGCTTCTATTCCCTCACACCATGTTACCTGATAGAGAGGCAACACAATGCTGGACAAGTCTACCACAGAAGCCCTTTTTATGGCCAAAGTCGAGAAAGATACTGTCACCGAATGCTGGAATTGGACTGCTGGATTGAAGCAGCAAGGCTATGGCCAATTTACTGCCAACGGACGCATTGCTCTTGTTGCGCATCGATGGTCGTATGAGAACTTTGTTGGTCCGATAGCAAAAGGACTTGTTATTGACCATTTGTGTCGCAATAGACGTTGTGTCAATCCTGCTCACCTTGAGGCCGTAACTCAAGGAGAAAACGTACGCCGCTGGAAAGAGTCGCCACTCTCAGAAGAAGAACGTCAACACTATGAGGAAAAGCGGCGGACTCGGAAGCAAACAAAACGGTCACACCTTGATAAGCGTGTAATGTATTTCTTTCATCATGTTGAGATTATTCCGAATGGATGCTGGATATGGTGGGGAAGATGCACCGAAGATGGGTATGGCATGTTTGGTACACCGTACAAACGGGCACATCGTGTTGCTTATGAAATCTTTAAAGGAGCGATCCCTGACGGCCTCCAGATTGACCATCTCTGCCGGGTGCGCCGTTGTGTCAACCCTGAGCATCTCGAAGCCGTGACCAGCAAAGAAAACACCTTGCGCGGCGAGACGATTACCGGCCTCAATGCCCAGAAAACGCATTGTCCGCAAGGCCATCCCCTTGAAGGTGACAACCTCTATCTGTACAACGGGAAGCGCTCGTGTAAAGAATGTCGGAGGAATCACACACGCAAGCGCCAACACTTTCAGGAACGCGGCCTCCCGCCTGGGCAAAAGACCGCCTGCGTACATGGCCATCCGTATACCCCAGAGAATACCCTGCGGGATTCTGAAGGATTTCGGAAGTGTCGAACCTGTCATGAGCACCGTCGTACAGGACCAACAATTGTGAGGAATGAACCAAGCCAGACGACACTGTTTGGCATGTAGCGAGGGCACGCCCGCAAGAACCTGTTATACTCAGCGTAGGCGAGTGGAGACGTACTCGCCTACGCCAAACCCTTCCAACCTGAGTAGGAGGTTGAACGGATGTCAGACTATAGCACATCTGAGGATGAGTATGGATTGGCTTGGGATTATGAAAACCTCAGCGATTTCAAAGGCCGTCCGAGCTTTTATCATATTTATGCCTTCGATGCCCCTGGCGAGACCATCGTGGATGGCGCGCTGGAGATTGCCGTCCCGATGACCCCAGAGAATGACGCCGATGTCGTGGTGATTATGGCGGCCCTTCGACGCATCATCAGTCGCCATGCGGACGAGGAACAGAGAAAGTAGTTGCCCATACTCTGAGACGTCCTGTGTCCCGCGCCTGGCTTGGCCTCCAGGCGTCGGGCCTAGTGGAAGCGGTACCTCACGTGCACGTGCGTGGTGTGCCGCTTTTTTTGTGCCTGGGGCACAGGCGTGTCCCCCGGAGAGTGCATCGATGCTCACCGCCTATATCGGCAACGATAACGTGGTCCGCCTGACGGGGGCGCAGGCGATCGCCCTCACGACCGGGCTGGCGACGCCCCTGGGCGCGGGCGCGGTCATCACGTTTCGTATCCAGACGCTGGACGGCGTCGATGTCCCGGGAGAAACCTGGCCGGTCGCCATGGCCTATCTTCCGGGCAGCGACGGCGATTTTATCGGGGTGCTGCGGGATACGGTCACCCTGGACCCCTGGCAAGAGTATCTGTTTGTCGCCACGGCGGACAATGGATCGGACCAGCACGGCACCTGGTCCATCCGGCTCATGGTCGCCGTGCGCCACAGCTAGAAAGGCCCACGTATGGTGATGGTGCACCCCAGACGACTCGGACCCATCCTCCTCCTCGCCCTCGCCCTCCTGGGCGCCGTGGCGGGCGGCGGTGCCGCCATGACCTTGAGCGTGGCCCAACTGACTACGCTCAAGGCGGATATGGCGGCCGATGGGACGCTGAGCCAACTGCCCCAGAACTCCGACAGCGCCGACGCCATTGCCGGCGTCTACAACCTGCTCAGTGCGCCCGATTTTTGGGCCTGGCGCACGATCGTCCCGGCCGCCGAGTATCGCGGCACCGGCGGCATCGTGTGGACGGAAGTCGATGCCTTAACGGTCGGCAAGGCCCGCATTTTTGAATGGTTGACGGGCCAGCTCACCCTGCCCATCAATGCGGCGGATAGTAACGTGCGCGGGGGGATTACCGATACGTTCGCCGCCGGCACCACGACCCGCGCCAATCTGATTCTCATGGGCCGCCGCAAACTGACGCGGGCCGAAAAACTCTACGCCACGGGCACCGGGAGTACCGCGAGTCCCGCCACGATGGCGCCCGGGGCCGAAGGGCCGTTGAGTATTGCGAACATTCTGGCCGCCTGGGCCTTACCGTAGGAGCAAGGATGGCGATGCTGAGCCCTCCCCTGGTGCATAGCCCTGATGAGGCGCTGGTGCGCATTGACCTCGATGCCGTGTGCCACACCTGCCGCCACCGCCACCGCCTGGGCCGCACGCCCCAGGGCTTTACGCAAGAGCTGTGGGAATGGGAAGCCAAACACCGGGAGCACGCCTTTGAGGTTCTCTCCCCCCGGCGCACGCTCCCCCGCCGCTTTCGGGATCGCTTCTTTGAGCGGCTTGGCTGGGCGCCGTGGTGGTGCACCTATGCTGAGAACGCCAATCTCAAAATCGCCTACGCGGCCTCCGCAGCCCTCACCTGTACCCTCGCCTCCCTCGCCAGCTCGACCACGTTTGTGGCCGGCCGCGAAGCCACCGCGATTGTCAACACGACGAACCTGTATGTGGACTACCGCATTACCGCCAAGATCACGACCGGCACCACCGCGACCGTCGATAAAGAAATCCGCGTGTACGCCTACGCGGTGCTCAACGATACGCCGCTCTACCCGGATACGATCACCGGCAGTGATGCCGCCGTGACCATCACCAGTACGTATGTGCTCGATAGCGGCTTTGTCCTGATGGGAAGTACCTCGAACTCCGCGACCTCGAATGTGGGCTACTATCCCAAGTTGCTCACGCTGGCGGAGGCGTTTGGCCATTGCCCCACGCGCTGGGGGCTGTATCTGACGCATAACACCGTGGCGGCCCTGCATGCGACGGGCGGGAATCATGTCCTCACCCAGATCGGGTGCTACTTCACGGCTATTTAGGAGTCACGTGCGATGCCCGTCAGTGTCTGGCCGCTCCGACAACTGGCCTACCCCCGCCCGCTCAATCCGCGGGGGCTCCTGGGGCATGGCGTGCTGGCGGCCTGGGTGGTCCTGCCGCGCACCGCCGGCGGGCTGCGGTGGCTCGATCTCACGGGGCGGAATCACGGCACCCTCACGAGTTTGCTCCCCAGTAGCGATGTGAGTGGCTGGGGCGCCACGACCCGGCCGGGCGGCTATGGCGAGCTCCGGTTTCCCAATACCGGCATCGGGGCGGTGGCCATCGGCAATTCGTCGGCCTATAACGACGCGACCACGACGGCCCGCACGGTGGTGGCCTGGTTCAAGCAAACCCAAATGGACCTGGAAAGTGAGCAACGCATCCTGACGATGTGTCGGGATGTCGGCTCCACCGGCTGGGGACTGTACACCGATAACTATGGCGCGGGGCCCTGTCGTCTGGCCGGGCTCTATAAACAAGCGGGGAATGTCCTGGCGTTCTGTTACGGCACGACCACCATTGCGCTCAATAGCTGGTATATGGGCGCGTTCGTCATCACTGGAGTGAATGGCACGCTGTATCTCAATGGCAAGGCCGAAGGCACGGTCAGTGATATTGATACCACGACCTCCTTCACGTCTGGGGCATTCCCGTGTGAAATTGGACACTTTCCCGGGGCCGGGACGGCGTATTGGGTCGGCAGTCTCGATGGGGTGCTGATTTTCAACTATGCGCTGACCCCGGCGGCGCTCGCCCAACTCTTTACGGTGACGCGGCACCGGAGCCTCCGGCTCCTGACCTGGCCGGCGGCGCCGCCGGCCGTGCGCCTGGTCTCAACGCCCCCACGGCGGCCGCCGTGGCGCATCTGGAGGAAACGCCTATGAGTACCGTCTCTGTCATCATCACTGAGGAGGAGCAAGCCGCCGCGGGGCTAGAGAGTCCCGAGGTGCACTATACGAATGCCGACGGGCAGGTGATTGATGGGCTGCTCCTGATCCGGCAGCAATATCGTATTGTGGCCGAGTACCCGGCAGGACGATTTGTCTCGTGGACGGTGGAGGAGGATGCGCCGTAAGCGACATGCATGTCGGGGGGACTGCGCTGGTGCAGCCGGTATGGGAGATGGACAGGAGGGTCAGCAGTGCCACCCCAGAAGGTCTTCTTGAGAAAATTGATGATGAGTGTCGGAGATAAAGAGGCAGTCTATGATGCTGGCCCTGCGCTCTGGACCTTTCCCGCCGCGGCGACCTTTACCCAGTATGAAGAAGCCAGCGTGCAGCAGTGGGATGACAATATTGCCAATGATGCGCAGATGATTTCTGGCTATGAAGGCGTCACGCAGCAAGAGATTGCGCGTTTTTCCGATCGGTTCACTTATACCGAGACGCGGACCAAACCTTATACGGTTGCCGCCATGCTCGGGCTCACGCTCGGCACCATTGTAGGCACCCAAGATGGGGCGCTGGCGGCGTACCGTCAAAAAATTACGCCGGGGTCCTCGCTCGACCTCCCAAGCATCGGGGTGCAGGCCTTGCATGATGGCGGGGTCCAATATAAGTACACAGGCGTCAAGGCCGAGAGCTTTGAGCTGTCCATGGCCCAGGCCGACCCGTATGTCCGCTGTTCCACCGTGCTCATTGGCTCGGGCAGCCGGGTGATTGCCGCCGACGCGTTTCCAGCATCGGTCACCGAAAATTGGCTCCGGATTGGCGCGGCGAAATTGTACTTCAAAGATACGGGAGGGACGCCTATTAGTATCCCTACCACCCCTTCCCAAACGACGGCCAATCTCGGCGGATCGGAAGTCGATTGGTCATCGCGGATTCTCGCGTGGACGTTTCGGTGGTTGAATAACATCCCGGCGGATTTTGGGTATCGTCCGGGCGGGGGCGATGTCCGCAGCGGTCTCGATGCCACCCGGCGGGCGGGGACGGTCTCCTTGCGGCTCCAACTCCGGTCCGAAGACGAAGCCACCTATCTGGCGCACTATACGGGCCAGAGCAAGCTTGCCCTCGAATTAAATCTCAAGATGGCCCGGGCCGACGTCGTGGGCGGGGTCATTACCGTGGGCGGGGCCATGTTCTACGGCGTCACGCTCCTGATTCCCCGCGTCCAGTTCCAGCCCTTTACGCGGGCACAAACCAATCAACTCGAAGACCTGCAGTTAGAGGCCACGGTGTTCGACGACAAGACCAACCCCATGGCCGTCGGCTTTGTCTACGGCACCCAGGCGGCCTACTTGGTCTAGTAGTACAAGTTTCTCTTGTTCTGGATCACAGAAAGGGATTGTATGGCTGCCACCCTGGACGAGTTTCTGCGCTATCTCCATGAAGAAGTGACCTTACCGGTCTCCGGGCTCCTCGTGGCGATTCGGCGCCCGGATCAAATGAAGCTGCTGCATCTGGGCGAACTGCTCATCCCCTCCGCCGTCCCGCCGGCGGCTCCGGCGGCGGATGCCCCAGACGGCCCCCCCGCGGAGCCGCCGGCGGCCAACATCCCCGCCACCGAGTTTCTGCGGCTCAAGCAAGGCATTGTGGCGGCCGGCGTCATTGCCCCGCCCATGTCCGACGTGCGCAATGACCAGGGCGAACCCGTCTATTCCACCAGAAGCTATCTCCATGTGAGTGAGTTGGATCAGGCGGATTTTGAGTTCCTCTTCCAGGCCATCTCGGCCAAGATGGGGATGACGACGGGGGATGCCGTAGCAGTCGAGGCGTTTCGCCAAGACCCACAGCGCGAAGATCGTCCGGGCGTTAGCGGAACAGTATCAAGTCTTGCCGAGTGAGGTGATGAAGTGTACGAGCAGGGAGCTGTATTTCAATGTGCTCCTCACCTGGCCCGACCAGATACCGTCCGCGCCCGCACTCCAGCGCGAGCAGCTGCCCGATGACCCTTCGCTGACGGCGTTTCTCAATCAGATACGCCGGGAAGTACGGCACAACGGGTCCTAGCACGTCTCTGGGGAGAAGAAGCAGCGCCCGATACCGCGCCAGGACGCGCGCGGAGGAGCACATTGTGATACAACGAGTTCTCGGCTGTCTCGCACTCCTTCTCAGTCTTGGAAGTCCCGCCCTGGCATGTACCCTCACCTGGAGTCCGGTGACCACCACCACCGATGGGACTGCGGCGGCTGGGATCAAGTATAAATTGTACTTTATTCCCACGGGAAGTACGGTGGAACAAGTCGTCGCCGATACGGACCAGACCACCGTCACCCTGCTGTGTCCTGCGGGCACCTATACCGCCAGTGCCTATAATGTTACCGCGGCGGAGAGCGATCGCAGTAATAGTGTCGTCTTAAAACAGATGACACGGCCTATGGGCTTAAACTGGACAAGGTGAGCCGTGGCCGATACGAACAATCCTCAGATCATCATCACAGCCCAAGATCAGGCAACACCGGCCTTCGATCGCATTATCGCCGGCCTCCAGCGCCTCGAACAAGCGGGGGAGTCCAATGCGGCGTGGGTCACCCAGTTGTCGACCCTCCTGGGCACCCAGCAGCAAGCGGCCCAGGCCACGACCCAGAGCACCAACCAACTCGCCACCGCCTATACGGCCATGGCCCAGGCCATCCAGCAGCAGACGCAGGGCTATGTCCAGGCCAATGCGGCCCTCATCGCCCACCAGCAGGCGCAACAGCACGCCACGGCGGCGACCCAGGCGTGGAGTGCCGCCTGGCAGCAATTCCTGAGCATCGGCGGCGCCCTCGGGTTGGTCACGTCTCTGGAAGGGGCGCTCCGGAGCGTGATCGCGTTTGGCACGAGTGTGGTGGAGGTCGGCGCCAAAATCCAAGGGTTACAACTGGCGTTTACCGGGTTGCATCAGTCCACCGAAAATGGGGCCGCCGCCTTTGGCTTTATCGTGCGCGAGTCGCAACGCCTGGGCCTGGAACTCCTCTCGACGGCGACGACCTTTCGCAATTTTGAAGCGGCGGCGAAAGGCACCGTCCTGGAAGGCCAGGCCGCCCGCGATATTTTTACAGGCTTTGCCACCGCCGCCCGCGGCTTAGGCATCCAGGGCGCCGATCTGACGCGCGTCTTTTTTGCCCTCGATCGCATGATGCAGACGAATGTCATCAACATGCGGGAACTGCGGCAATTGAGCATGGCGATGCCGGGCTCCATGGAAGCCTTTGCCCATGCCCTCGGGACTACGACCGCCGGGCTCGCGGAGATGACCAAATCAGGCACCCTCCTGGCGACGGAGAGCTTGCCCGCCGTGGCGGAAGAAATGCGGCGGATGTCGAGTGGGATTGCAGAGAATATTGGCGTCCAGGCCACGACGGCCTTTGCCCGCCTGGGCAATGAGGTGGTGCTCCTCAAAAACCGGATTGCCGAGTCGGGGGTCCTCGAAGCCGTGACCGCCATCACGGCGGCGGCGGCCAAAGCCCTGGAAGCGGGGCGGCAAGCGACGGAGGCGCGGCAGCGCGACGCGGGCGGGCCGCTCCCAGCCCTCCCCGGGAATCTGCAAGGGCTAGCGCCGGATATTCAGCGGCGCCAGCGGGAAATCGCGCAACTTCAAGCGCAGCTCAATCCCTCTGCCCTCGCCCAAATGGCAGAGATCCCCGACCTCGGTGGCCCCCTGCGCGAGACGGACCGGGAGGCCATGCGCCAACGTATCCGCGGGCTGCTCCAAGAGCAAGAGAAGGCGATTAAGGATTTCCAAGATCACGGGCTGGAACCGCCGAGCGTGGGCATGCCGGCACCAGGACCGCTCGCGTCCCACCTGGCGACCATTCAGCAATTAATGGTCGAAGGTCAGAAAAAGCTTGTCGACATTGACCTGAATGCCACCTTTCTCCCCTCGCTCACCACGGCCGAAGACAAGCTCAAGTCCTGGCAAGAGACACTCAAGGCCATCCGGGAGGAGTTTGAGAAAATCCCCGAGGCCTTGCGCCGCGCCCAGGTGAATCCCCCCAGTGGCGCGATCTCCCCCTTCCGGGCCATGATTGGCCCGCTGGCGGCAGAGCGTGGCCTCGATCCGGCCCTGGTGGAGGCCCTGATTACCCAGGAGTCGGGGAATAATCCCCAAGCCGTGTCGCGACAAGGCGCCAAAGGGCTCGGCCAGTTCATGCCCGGGACGGCGGCCCAATATGGGATTACGGGCCGGGAATTCGACCCCGAAAGCAATATCCGGGCGACCGTCAACTATCTCGCCGATCTCCTGAAGCAGTTTAGCGGGGATGTGAACAAAGCCCTCACGGCCTATAACGCCGGGCCCCGGGGCGGGGGGATTCCCCAAGCAGCGGGGGAAAATGCCACCTTTGCGCGGGAGGTCCTGGCCCGCCTCCCCTCGTCCGTCAGCGGCGTGCTGGGGCAGGCGACGGGGCAAGAAGCCCAGCTCCGGGCCGCCGTGGACGCGGGGAAACCCGATCGGGAGACCCTCGCGCAGACGATGGCGACTGGGCGCGCCCATCTCCAGGCCATCGATGAAGAGATACGGGCCACGGACCAAGCCGCGGCCGCCTTACAACGCCTCATTGCCGGCTATACGCAGACCAAAGAGGCCCGGGACCAGGACACCGCCGCCGTGCTCCAAGCCCGATTCCCGCAGAACGAGGCCATTCAACAAGCCGCCGAGACCGTGCTGGGCTTAGCCAGGACGCGGGAAGCGTACAAGGCCGAGGTGGAGGCGCTCGATGAACGGTTTGTCGCCCTCAAGCAAACCGCCGATGCCACCCGCGCCGCCGAGCAAGCCCAGGCCGACTATACCGCGAAACTCCGCGACACGCTGGCCGTCCTGAATGCGCCCCATGCCGAGAAAGTCGAAACCCAATTGCGGGCACTCGCCGCCCGCCAAGGCGTGCAGATCGGGCCACAGGAAGACGCCCTACTCGGGGCGATTACCGCCCGCAGTAAAACGCTCGCCCAAGAAAAAGAAATGGAGCAGATCGCCAAGCGCCTCGCCGGCAACCTACGCCAGACGTTTGATAGCCTGTGGGAGCAGGTCTTTACCGGGGGCGTGACCAGTTTTAGACAGCTCGGGCAGGTCGTGGTCCAGTCCCTGCAAAAGATGTTCGCGCAACTGACCTCGCAAATCATGAATATGCTCCTGAACGCGGCGACGGGCACGACGAATGAGCAAGGCGGCTGGGAAGGCGTCCTGGCCCGGGGGGTAGTCGGCGTGGGGCTGTCGGCCCTCGGGGGGAGTCCGGCGAGTACCGCCGCCCCTGGGTTCGAGGCGATGTTTGCCGCCGGCGGCGTGGCGCCTCATGGCTTTGGTAGCATCCTCCACCTCGCCGGCGGGGGGATTGTGCAGAGGCCGAGTCTGGCAACGCTCGCAGAGCTGGGGACACCGGAGGCGGTGGTGCCTTTAAGTGGGGGACGGAGCATCCCCGTGGACATGCGGGGGTCACAAGCCCAGCCGCAACCACCCATCGTGATAGAAATTCATAATGACTACAGTAACGCCCTGCCCCCATCACAACTGAAGACGGGCAAGCGTGAGATCATTAAGCATATTATCGATGATTATAGATCGAATGGACCCATAAGAAGGACGTTCAAAGCCGGGTGATAGCCCGGCCAGGACGGCGGCGCGCACTCTTCCTAGGGAAGCCGTACCCGTATGCCTGTCATTCTCCAAGCCATGCGCCGGCCGCCGCGGCGCCTGACCCGGTGGGTCCCGTTCTCCGCCGCGCCAGCGCCGCATACGGCGGCCCTCGCCTTCCCCCTGGAAACCGACAGCCCGCAGTCCCTGCAATTCCCCCTGGCCGTCGTGGCGGTCACCGCCCCCACCGAGACCGCCACGAGCCAGACCGTCAGTGTTGCGCCCCGCAGCCGCCTCGTCACAGCGCCGCTGACCCCGGAGACGGCACAGCCCGTCAGCCTGACGCTCCTGCGCCTGGCCACACAAACCCCGACGACCGAGCTGGCGCAGCCGATCCGCCGCGTCCCCCTCATTCGCCTCGTGACGCTGCTCCAAGAGACGGATGCCGCCCGCACGGTCAGCCGTACGGTCCGGGACACGGGCCAGGTGACCGAGACGGACACGGCCCAGGGCATCTTTGTGGCGCCCCGCAGCCGCCTCGTGACCCAGGTCACCGACACCGAGACCGCCAACACCATCGGCCGGCACCTCCTCAGCGATATCCTGGCCCAGGTGACCAGTCTCCAGACCGCCCAGGCCCTCACCTGGGCGCCACTGGCCCGGCTGGTGACCCAGGTGACCGACACGGGGACCGCCCTCGCCGTCGCGCAACTGATCCCCGTGGGCACCACCCCGCATTCCCAGCGCCTCACCGATGATCTGGGCGTCGGGTGGTACCTCTACCCCGATGGCCTCGGCGGCGTGACACTCGCCCCGGTCTCGCCCGGGGGCACGACCATTGATGTGGGCACCGGCCTGATGCTGCAAGCCGTGGATGGTACCCAGTATCGGCTGGGGGTCAGCAGCACAGGCAGCATCGAACTCACCGTAGTGGGGACAGCGGCGGCGAACCTCCTGACATTCTGTGTGGTGCGCGATAGTAGCGACCAGGACTGGTATCTGTGGATCGAAGATGGCCAACTGACGCTGAGCCTGACGGCGCCCACAGGCGGCGGCTATGTCCTGCTCCTGACGCCGCCGACCGAAACCGCCACCGCCCTGGCCGTCGTACGCCCCGCCATTGGGAATGTGACCCTGCCCCAGGCCTCCGCCACCGAGACGGCGCAAGCGGTCGTCTGGAGCCCCCTGCGACGGCTGGTCGCCCAGAGCACCGCCAGCGAGACGGCCCAAAACATCCTCCGCCGGCTGATTACCCAGGCCCTCACGCAGGTCCTGAGTACCAACACGGCCCAGGGCCTGGCGGGGACGGCCCTCGCCCGGTTGGTCGCGGTGGGCATGGAACAGGACACGGCCCTCGGCATGGCCGTCTTGTTACTTCCCGTGGTCGTTCCCCCGCCCCCCGCCCCCCGGCCGCTGGAAGAGCGCCACTGGGCGGATGAACTCCTGTTGACCCTCCAACGGCGGGAGCCAACGTATGGCGAGCCCGTGGCAGAATGGACCGTCGTGACCTCCACCGTGATGACGGCGATCGATGACGACAGCGTGCACGAGCGCTGGGATGACACGGTCGTGGGGAATGACCTCACGCGGGTGGGGTATCGACTGGCCTCCAGTCAACAGCGCACCAGGGCCAGCATGCGGCTGGCCCTGACCCAACCGCGCACGACGCCCCACACGATTGCCGGGCTGTTCGGCCTGATGCTGGGCCAGGTGACCTCCGAACAACAGCCGCTCCTCACGGCCTACCGGCATACCCTCCGGCTCGCCCCCCCGACGCAGCTCCCGAGTATTAGTGCACAACTCGGCCATCAGCACAACCTCTACACGATCTATCCGGGCGTCAAGGCGGAGGAATGCACCCTGGAAAGTAATGGGGCCTATCTCCAACTGCGGTGTGGGCTCGTCGGCTCCGGGGCCCACATCGCCACCGTGCCCACGCTCCGGGACGTCACGGTCGTGACCAGCGGCCTGCCCCCGACCTCCCACCGCATCACGGACGAACTGGGCCAGCCCTGGTATCTCTCTCCCGATGGGAGCGGCGGGGTCGTGCTCGGGACGGTCCCCGCGTTCGGGAGCACCCTGGCCGTGGGGGCCGGGGTCCGCCTCCTGGCCAATGACGGGACGCGCTATCAGGTCGGGGTCCTTTCAAACGGGACCATCACCGTCACCGCAGTGAGCGTGGAAGGCATCCCCAGGCTGGAAGCCTTTGCCCTGCGGGACGGGACGGACGGCGTGTGGTATTTTTGGGTAGAAGCGGGCACGCTCGTCCTCAGTCAAGCCCCTCCGGCGGAGCCTCCGGCCCGCCTCGACGAGCCCTGGCTCCGCTGGGGCAACTCCCGGCTGTATCTCGCCGATGTCACGGAGGTCCCACTGGTCCTGGGGCCACCCGTCCAAGGCACGAGCACCCTGGGGCCGACCGCCATGGACATCTCCAATCGCGTGCTCCACGTCGCCCTGCAGGGCCTCAATGAGTTCCTCACCAACGACGCGTATCGCGTGGGCGGCGGCAACGTGCGCAGTAATTTTCATGCCACGCGCCAAAGTCTGACGCTGTCGGTGACGTTGCAAGTCAGGTCTGCGGACGAAGCCCGGGACCTCGCCACCTATCTCGATCAACGGCACCTCGCCTTTGAGTGGCAGTGTCTGCATGACGCCCTCGATAGCGTCACCATCACGGCACCCCCGGCCTCGACCCTCCCCTGCTATCACCACCTCACGGATAGCCAGGGCGGCACGTGGTATTTCTTCCTCGCCCCGGGGGGGGAGCCGACCCTCAGTCCGGTGCGCCCTGCAGGGGCCGGGGTCGACGTCGGCGCCGGCCAACTCCTGCTCGGCCTCGATGGCTGGCAGACCCGGCTCAGTGTCACCCCGCAGGGGGAGTTGTTCCTGGCGCAGAGCACCTTTGTGGGCATCCCAGGCGCCGTCGAGGTGTGTGCCCTGCAAACCAGCACCGGCCAGCCCTGGTATCTCTGGATCACGGCCACCGGTGATCTCGCCCTGGCCACCAGTCCCCCCACCCCCGCCACGCTCCTCACCGCCGGCACCGCGCACGCCAGTTGGTGGCAGGTCCTCGATAGTGCCGCCACGCCCTGGTATCTCTCCGTCGATACGCTGGGGGAACTCGTGCTCGCGTCCACACCCCCGGCCGGCATCGGGGTCCAGCAGGGATTGGGCCTGGAACTCCAGGCGATCGATGGCTGGCGGTACCGCGTGGGGGTGGACGTGCTGGGGGAGGTCGTGCTCACCCCAACCACGTTTGTGGGCGAGACCCCGCATGTACTGGAACTGGCCCTCCTGCTCGATCCGGACGGCCAGACCTGGTACCTGTGGATGGATAGTCTGGGGGGCTACGGCCTTTCACGGTCGCTCGTCAGTGTGCCCACGGCCTGGCGGATGGGCGTGATTGTGCGGTGCCCCCATCTGCAATGGCGGGCACTCGTGCGCACGCAACAACAAGAATTCGATGTGCTCGAACTCACCGGAACCCTTCTGGAGGATATACCGGGTGAACCCATTGAAGTATCGGTCTATAATCGCCAGCCAGGCTACCTCCAGCCGGCCTAAGCTGGGCCGCGGCCTGCTCGCCGCCGTGCTTGGACTCTGCGGGTGCCTCGTGCCGAGCCTGCCCCTCGCCCAGACAAGTACCCATGGCCTGATGCAGGAGCACATTGGCGCCTATAACGCCTTGCGTTCCGGGGTGACGCCGACCGCGTTTACGACCGCCACCCTGACCAGCGCCCTCGCGACCCTCGGCAGTACGCCCACCCTGCTGTATCTGCCCCCCGCCACCTGGACGATTACCAGCAATCTCTCCCTGCCGAAAACCATCACGCCCTGGTTCCCCACGGGGGCCGTCGTCAGCATCAATACGGGCGTCACGTTGACGATTCTGGGGCCGGTCCGTATTGATGGCTGCAATGTGTTTACGGGGCTAGGCCAGGTCCGCTTCAGCCCGCTCGTCGAGGTCGACCCTTGCTGGTTTGGCGTGACCGGCGATGGCGTCACCGATGAGACCGTGGCGCTCCAGAAGGCGGTGGACAGTGCGGGGGTGAGTAGCATTCGGTTGCGGGCGGGGACGTTTCTGCTCTCGGCACCCATTACCCTGGGGGCGGGCGGCGGCATTTTCCATGGGGCAGGCTATGGCCCCTTTAGTGCCACCACGCTCGTGACGAGTGCCCCCACGGGCCACATGCTGACCGTGCAAGGCCAGGCGATGGTCCTCACGGATTTGCTCCTCCGGAGCAGCGTGGCCCGCATTTCCGGGGCAGGGATTTATGTCGATCAGGCCGGCGGCGCCAGCCAGGCCTTGACCATTGAGCGGGTGCAGATTCGGGATCAACCCATCGGCATCCTCCTGGGACGGACGGCGGGGATAACCATTCAAAACAGCACGATTGTTGCTGCCCCCGATGATGCCGACGCGGCGGGCATTGTGATTGTGGACACCGATAATAACTGTGATGCGAATATTGGCAAGATTGAAAATAACGTGTTCCTCGGCCCCTCCCAGACCACGGTCACGGATTCCAAAGCGATCTGGCATCAGGCCGGCGGGGGCCTCGTGGTGGCCCACAATCAGGCCCTCGGTTGGGGCTACAATCTCCAACTGACGCCCCACCCCTCGTGTACCGTGGTGCCGCTGACGGAGTTTCGCATCGTCAATAACAACTTCGACATGTATACGGTCGCCAGCCTGTATATCGTGGCGCATGCGCCGACGGGCGTCAACCATGTAACGGTGAGTGGCAATAATTTGGCACCGGCACAGGTGTCCGCGACCCAGGGAATTGTCTTCGCGGGCAATGTGGGCGGCATCATGATTACCGGGGGGAATGTGATTGGCACCTCGCCGAGTTCGACCGGCATTCACGGGTTTGGGGACGGCGTCACCCTCCCCTATCTCAATTATATTGGGGGGAATCTCCTGAGTGGGTCCGGGGGAAGTGTGGGGGTGAACCTGGACGTGGGGTCGACGGTCGTCACCGAGAATATTATCAATGGCTTCACCACGCCGTATACGGTGGCCGGCGTGTTGCTGAAAGATGGCCTCTTTACCTTCGCCACTTTACCGAGCCCCCTGGCCACGGCGATTGGCAGTCGCGTGACGTGTATCGATTGCGGGCCGACCAGTGGCACGGACGCCACCTGTATCGCCGGCGGCGGGGGCCGCCCCGCGCACCGGGGCGGCGCCGGCTGGTTTTGCCCATAGGAGTCCTCGATATGTCATGTATTCATAGCAGCCGCGCTCGCTGGAACTTCCGTGTCCTGGGCCTGATCCTTGGCCTCCTGGTGAGTCTGGGCGCCCACACCGCTTCTGCCCAGACAACCCGCTTTATGGTGATGGAAGACGACGTGGGCGTCATCAAGGCGCTTCGCTATGGCGCCACCCCGACGGCGCGGACCAGCGCCACACTGCAAGCAGCGTTGACGGCCCTGGGCAGCGGGCGCAAGACGCTGGTCCTGTCGCCGGGGACGTGGGACATCACCAGCAACCTCACCATCCCGGCCACCCTGACGCTCTGGCTCCCGGCCGGAACCACGATGACGATCGCCGGAGGCAGTACGGTGACCGTCCTCGGCACCATCCTCATTGATGGGTGCGGGGCGTTTGCCGGGGCCGGGACCATCCTCTTGCCCAAGGTGATGGACCTCAATGTGTGTTGGTTTGGCACAGTAGGCGACCTCTCCGCCGATGATACCCCGGCCGTACAACGGGCTGCAGACAGCATGGCCTATCTCGCCCCAGGCGGGACGTCCCCGGGCCTCGGCTGCTGTGCCGCCGTCTTGCGCTTTCCGGCCGGGAGTTTTCGACTGAACAGCACCGTCACGCTCAAAGGCGGGGGGACGGTGGTCGGGGCCGGTCCCGCCAATACGTTCCTCGTTGATTATAGTACCACTGGAAACATGCTGGTGACGACCGCCGTGGTGGGCGATAAAGCACGCTGGACCTTTCGCGATATGACCCTGACCGCCAGCGCCGCCAAAACGGGAGGCGCGGCGCTGCTCGCCAGTACGCCCGCCCCGACGACGGATGCCGCACAAGTCCAATTGGCGATTAGCAATATCTGGTGCCTCCATCACTATACGTGTTTTAGCCTCCTCAATTCCATCTATGGCCACATTACCGACAATCACCTCTCCAATATTCGGGGCGTGGGGATGCTCGTCCACACGTTCAGCAACCCGGATGCCGGGGATCTCGTCGTGGCGCACAACGTCTTTGGGGGCAGTGTTGGGACGGGGACGGGCCTCGGGATTCAGACCAATGGCATTCGGGTCCTGGGCAATAAGTTTCTCGGGTTGGCGTATGGGATTGAAGCCCATCCGGCCACGACCTTTCCCCTCGCCGATCTGCTCATTGCCAATAATAGCCTGGAAAACCAGGACCAGTATGCGATTCTCATTCAGACCGGGGCCGCCGACAAATCGGGCGTGAATATTCACATCAACAGTAATCAAATCGGGCTCTTACAAGGGGGGACCACGAATGCGCTGATTGCTCTCTCGGGCGCCCTGAGCAACATTACGATTAACGGGAATGTGCTCGGCGTGACCCGGGCCAATAGTGCCGCCATCCTGCTCGCGGAGGATGGCTTTGGCAATAACCCGAACCTCTTTATGATCAGCAGCAATACGATTACGGGCAACAATGCGAGTAATTCGTCAGGGATTCTGACCCCCGCCGTGACCGACCTCCGCGGCATGGTGAGTGGCAACTGGGTATCTGGCGTCACCTATCCCTACTTCAACAAAAGCGCCATGTTCCTCGGTGGCCCCGTGCTGTTTAGCACGCTCGTCTCGTTTGGCGCGGCAGGCTCCTCGATGTATTGTGCCGATTGCACCGTCGCCAGTGGAGCGGATAATACGTGTGCCGGCAGTGGCACGGGGGCGCAGGCGATCAAAATTGTGGACGTCTTCCGCTGCTTCAAAGCGCAGAATTGACGCGGCCGTGGCGACAAGATTTTCTTGTAAGGAAATGCGCCTATGCCCTACTTTGATGTCAGTCCCGAAATTCAACTAGGGTTTACGCCCCATTACCCGGTTACCCAGGAACTCATTGCGCCCCACCTCGCGACGCCCCTCGGGGCCGGCGCCAGCCAGTTCCGGCGCCAGTATCGGCGCCCCCTCTCCCGCTTTACCTTGCGGGACGCACAGGCGGATAAAGCCCGCATGGATACCCTGTTTGGGTTTGTCACCTTTGTGCAAGGGGATACCCCATTCTTTTGGGACGGCGGCGAAGCGGGGACGATCAGTACCCCCCTTTATGTGGGGTATGGCGATGGCGTGCAGACCGAGTTTTTGCTGCCTAATCGCTATATTACGGGGGATTTACAGGTCTACTGCAATACGGTGTTGGTGGTCCCCACGCCGGGGATCGATGGCGCGGCGGGGCAGATTACCCTTCCCTCCCCCCTGGTGGGGTCCCTCACGGCCACGTATCGGTGTGTCTTTAAGGTGACGTTTGCGCTCAAGGGGGAGGTGCTGTTCTCGGCCAGCAACCTGGCCGAGCACCTGTATAGTCACGAGGGCGTCACGCTACTGGAGTTTGTGCCGTAATGGTGCAGGGGAAATTAAATTGAAACATTTGAGCTCCTCAATCATCAGTGCGCTGAACGCCCTCGGTGGGGGCGGCGTCTTTGCGGTGGCGGCCGTGGTCACCATTGCCCCCGGGACCACGCTCTATCTCGCCGATGTGCAAGAGCCCTTTGTGTTGGCCGGCCACACGTATGAACCCGTGCCCATGCGCTGGGAAGGCATGGAGCAGACGAGCCAGCAGGGCTTACCGGCGGTCACCATCACGGTGGCGAATATCCAGGGCCAGATCGGCGCCTATCTCGAGGAGCACGACCTCTTTGGCCAGCCGATTACCTTACAGATTGTGCACCTGGATCGCATGGGGCTCGTGACCGAGGCGGACACCCTCCGCCTCCTGATGCTGACGGCGGACTGGGACTGGACGATGGCTGCGGTGCACTGTGGGTTGGAGTATGGCCTCAACGAGGTGTTACCACGCACCCTCTACAGCGCGGAGGGGGAACCCGGGGCGCCCGATCTCCGACGGGCCAGCATCTTGTAACTACTGGCCCCCTTTACCCGTGCACCGGCGGTCTGATCCGCCGCCTGGGGGCCACCGGACGCGGGCTGGCCGTGGGCGCCCCAGGTCTGGTCGGCGCATGGGCGCGGACCCAGGCCGCCAGCACGGCCCCCTGCTCTGGCGTCAGAGAGAGGAAGGCCGCGTCCCCGCATAGGCGCACGTGCCAGCCGCCGGCGGCGTACTGAATCTGGGTGACCAGGTCGAGGTTGAGCCAGGTATAGCCGTCGAGACACAGCAAGGTCGGCATGGGGTAGCCCTCCACGGGTTGGTGTATACTCTACTGGCGCAGCATCTGCCACATCCGCAACGTGTGTTGCGCCGTGCGCCAGGACTCGGGATCAAACGCCCGCCCCAGGGCCGCCATTTCGGTCGCGACGTGGGCGTGTTCGGCGGCAAAGAGCGGTGCCTTTTCGGTGATGCCGGCATACATATTTTGGTACCGCGTAATCGCATCCTGATCCGTCGTCTCAAAGTAGTCGCCTGCAAAATGCAGGCGCAGTTGCTGGAGTTCCACGGTCGACCCGGCAGCAAACAAGCCAACAAAGGGGACGAAACTGGCCGTGGCCGGCTTCGAGGTCATCGCAAAGTAGAACCAGGTGCTGTGGCCGGCCTCCTCCTGCATCACATCCGCCGGCTGGCCGTACTGGCGCGCCACCTCGGCTTTTGTGGTGGTGGTATCGAGCCAGGTATTGTGCATGTTGGGCAAGGCCGGCGTCAGAGCTTGGGTACAGCCGAGGCCGGTCAACAGGAGCAGGGGGCCGCCCCAGCGAGCGAGAGAACGCATACAACCTTCTTCCTATGGGGCCTCTCAGGCCCCATCTGGTAGCGTGTCAGATGTACAACGCCGAGGGGAGAGATCGATCTGCTGAAATCCCGCGACGGCGTCATGGGGAGCAAAGAGACGGATCATCATTTCGAGCATCGCCGTGCGGGTCAGCCCCCGCGCCTGGGCATAGCCATCCAAAAGGGCCAGGGCCTCATCAGACAATCGAAAGTGTGTAGAATGTTTCATGGCTACAATGCTACCACAGTGTAGCCACAAAAACAACGCTTAAAGGGGCTTTGCACCAAAAGTCAAAGGAAAACCCAATGCGAACTCATGAGGTTGCAGAATTGTACGGGGTTGCGTCATGGAACCCCAAAGAATGGGAAGTTCAAGAATTTCGTGTTCAGTCTTTGAAGGTAAGCAGCACGAAAACGCCTGAACAGGCCATGAATGAACTACGTGCCCTCGTTGGTCGGTACTTTGACGGGGTTGATGCGGAAAATTATGTCTCTTCTATCCGTGATGAAGCGGAGGATATTTAATTGGCCACAATCTAAGGATCACAGCCCGTGAAAGTGCTCATTTGCGGACAACCAAGAAGTGGAACCACGGCCCTCTTTCTGGCCAAGCAGGCCGCCATGCCGGCAGAGACCTTGACGCTCTTTGAGCCCGCCATGCCCAGCTTGGCTGCCACGATCCGTGCGGCGGACCATCTCCTCGTCAAGACGCTCGTCGGCAGCCTGCCAGGCGAGGAACTGGTGCCCCAGTGGCACGCCGAGGATTTTGACGAGTGCTATGTGTTGGTGCGCGACCCCCGCGACCGGCTCATTAGTCTGCTCCTCTTTCTGCCGCTGTGGTCCAATGCCACGTATCCGCCGCTCTGGCAGGCCCAGCCGACCGGCCTGGCGCGCTACCTGGACCTGCTGCAGCGGAAAGTGGCGGCGCCGGCCCGGGTGGCGACGGCCACGCTCTTCAAACACCTGATGTGGGTGCGGTTTCGCCTGCATCCCAGAGGAGCGTTGCCCATGCTTCAAGCACTCCAACACAGCTTTCTGACCTTTCATAGCCTGCTCCCACGCTGCGAGACCGTGTACTATGAAGACCTCATCAGGCCCGTCGTCGGGCAGGTGGTCCGGCCGCCGCCACGGCCCTATGCCCGCATTCTGCGCCGGGGCACACCTGGGGAATGGCGCCACTGGTTTACCCCGGAGGATGTGGACTATTTTCGGCCCGTCTTCCACCCGTATCTGACGTGGTACGGGTACGAGGAGGAGTGGGACCTGGCGGACCAGCCGTGTATTCGTCAAGCGACGAGTACGCAGTACATTGAAAAATGGGTACGGGTAGACCGGAGGAGGGCGGTGGATGCCGCTGCCCCTGCCTGATCCGGAGCCGGTGCGGGCCTCTCTACAAGCCCTGGTCCTGCGGCAGGTGCCGTGGTGTCAGGGGGGACTTGACCCTACGACCGGGTTAGGTTGCTATGGCCTTGTGGTCCTAGCGTTTGCGCAGAGTGGTATTGCCCTCCCGCCCACGGCCGAAGAGGGGCACGCATGTTTTACCATCATCCCGCCGCCCTACCAGCCCTTTGATGTCATGCTCGCGCGCCTTAGCCCCGAACCCACGGCCCGCCATGTCGGACTCTTCGTGGCGTCCACCTGGGGGTTTCATTGCAGTTGGCTGACTAATGGCGTGGCCCGGTTTGCCATCGATCAAGGCCCCTGGCGGCGGTGGTTTCGCCATGGTTTGCGGTGGAAAGGCTTTCTGCCATGCACCTGACGTTCCTCGCCCCCCTGGACGAGCCACACCATCTCCAGGCCCCTGCCGTCCCAGGGCAGACGTTGGGCACCTGGTTTCGCCCCGACGTTTACGAGCACATCACCGCCGTCATGGTCAATGGAGCATTCCGTGACGACTGGCCGGCCTACGAACCCCAGCAGAGCGACCGCCTGCGGGTCTACCTCAAAACCGGCGCCTTGTTTACGACCCTCGCCGCGGGCGCCACGATTTGGGGCATCATCGCCAGTGCGGCCCTGACCGCCGTAGTCAGCTCCGCCGTCAGCCTGGGCCTCGGGTATGTCCTGCGGGCGCTGATGCCTACCCCGCACCAGACGGAAGGCAAAACGGAAGCGGCTTACGGCATTAGCGGACGCACAAACACCACCGCCCAGGGCACCCCAAAGTCCTTATGCTACGGCACCCAGCGCGTGTACGGGCACATCCTCACGACGCGGTGTGCGGTAGCGCCGAGTACCCGGGCCCTGACCTTTGGCATTCTCTACAGCATGGGAGAAGGCCCTATCTCGGGCATGAAGGATGCGCAGATTGACGATATCGACGTCAATCAGTACGCGGGCATTGAAACGTATGTGCGGCTCGGCGGGGCCGACAACGCCACCCTCATTCACCCCGACTTCGCCACCCTGTCGCAGGTGTGGACGGACGGGCGCCAACTCCCCCTGGCGCAAGATGTCATCTATCAAACCCGTGGCACGCGCACCAACGCCGTCACCCTGTTTCTCACGATCCCGGTGCTCCGGACGGCCGGCGGTGGGGCGGCGACGCAACATCTCAGCGTGGACTTTCGGCGCATCACCGATGCCACCTGGAGTGTGGCCGATGCGACGCTGACGTGGAGTGGCACGACCCAAAGTCCCCAGTTCTTTGCCACCCGGCGCTATGACCTGCCCGACTCCACGCAATGGCTCTTCCGCCTGCGGCTCCTCGATACCACCAACCAGGAAGGCGTCTTGCCCACGCTCTACAACGTGATGGAAGAGCAAGGGGGCGACCCGCTGTATCTCGGGCAGCCCCTGCTCGCCTTTCGCGGCATCTCCTCAGCGCAGATTCAGTCGTTTGACAGTATGCGAGGGTCGGCGTTTCTCTATGGGCGGCTGGTCCCCATCTGGAATGGCACCACGTTTACCACGGCCTGGAGTAACAACCGGGCCTGGGTCCTCTATGATCTGCTCACGAATGTCCGGGTGGGGCTGGGCCATCGCGTCGATCCCGCCACGCTCGATCTGCCCTCCTTTCTGGCCGCGGCGGCGTATTGGGCCACCCAGGCCGGCAGCCATGTCGGCTTTCCCAAGGATCGCTGTGACCTCCTCATCAATGATCGGCGGCCGGCGCCGGATTGGATCAATATCCTCCTCAGTGAAGGCCGGGCGGCGCTCGTGCCCTCGCAGAGTGGCCTCAAGCTCGTGATCGACCAGGCGGGGGAGCCGGGACTGCTCTACAGTAGCCCTGGGAATATGGTGGAAGGCAGTGCCCGGCCGTCCCAGGGGGCGGGGGACGGGCTGCCGCCCAATACGATTTTCGTCCAGTTTCCGGATGAGGCGATGGGATTCCGTCCCCATCTCCTGACCTATCGCGCCCCAGGGACGGAGAGCGAGCCGCAGCGGGAAGCCCCCGCCGTCACGCTGTATAGTCTGACCAGTTTCGCGCATGCCTACTGGATGGCGCGGTATTTGCTCGAACGCCTGCGGCTCGTGCAACGCCATGTGGCCTGGACGGCCCCGCTCGGCGCCCTGGTCTCGGAGCCGCTGGATCATGTCGCCGTCAGTTATCCCACCACCAACTTTGCGCGCGGAGTGTCCGGGTTTCTGGGCGACGACAGCACGACCGAGCGGCTCGTGCTGGGCACGATCGCGACGCTGGTGCCGAGCACCAGCTATAGCGTGTTGGTGCGCCATATGGCGACGAACCTCATGGAGACGCGGGCCGTGGTCACGCCGAGCGGCCCCTGGGGCGCAGTGCTGTTGGACGTGCCGCTCAGTGTGCCGCCCGTGACCGGCGATCTGTGGGCACTCGGCGTGACCAACACGAGTCTGCATCATCTGGTCATCGAACAGGTCACCCAGGATCAGGACGGGTACCGCCTCGCCGGGTCCGTCTACGTCCCCACCCTGTACGACTACCCGGAGCCGCAGGACAATCCCCTGCCGCCGGCGCCGCCGCTGACCGTCTCGGCGGGGCCGCCCACGGGGCCGTGGCTCAGTGGCGTGGCCGTCGCGGGGCCGGACATCTTTGGGCTCACGTGGAGTTTGCCAGGGCTGCCGGCCGGCGATACCCTCCTGGGGTTCGAGGTCTGGCGCTCGCCACTGGATGAGGCACATTTTGCGCTGCTGGCGGCCCTGGATGCGACGATGGGGACGTCCATGGTCGTGGCCAATCTCTTGAGCGCCGATGCGTGGTTCATGGTGCGCGCCCTAGGGACGCTGGGCGGGCCCGGGCCGTTTGGCAACCATGTGCATGCCGTGAGTGGGGTGCAGGTCCCTGCGTAGGGAGGCGAGATAGTTTCAATACAGAAAAAAGTCAGGGATTTATTTCTGACTAGAAACGAGCGGTATGCTACAGCGCAGATTGTATCGAGGTGTGCTCGTCACCCTGGGGCTGGTGCTCGGCGGCTGCACGCAACAGGTGTCGCTCCCGGAGATGCTGAATCTGCGCGAGGTGACGAGTTGTCTGTATTATGAGGGGTACGGCGGTCCCTATGTGGCCCTGCATGGTATTACGGCCACCGGGGGCGCCACGATCGAACAATGCCAGAGGATACGAGAAACATCACCATAGGCACGCATGACAATTTCTATAAGTAATTGTAATATAAATAGTTATATGATATAATACGTTGTAAAATACAAGACGCTCCCGGTACTGGAATACCGGGAGCGTCTCTGACCACACCCATCTATGCAGGAGATGAGCATGGCTAGCAGTAAGCATACCGTATCTGGTCCGAAACATCTGCCGTGGTCCTGGGCAGGTTCTACCGCCTGGGCATCTTGGTTCTTGCGCGATCTCAGTCCGCTCTCGTATTTCTTTGGGGCTTTTCTTGGAGATGGGTACGCAGCGTATGCGCCGGAGAAAAAGCGCTACTATGTGCGCATGGCATGTGCCGAGGAAGAAATTGGCACGAGGTGTAACGCAGAGATCAAGGCATTCTTCCCGGAGATGCGTGAAGCGCGAATAGGGCAACGGATTGTCAATCAAGGAACGGTTATCTATATCGTGCAGTGGAACAGTATCCCACTGACCCAGTTTCTCCTATGTGCAACGAATGAGAAGAAGCGCATGCCGCAGTATATCTGGAAGGCGTCAGAGGGCGCACGACTGGCGTTCCTGGCAGGGCTCATGGATACGGATGGATCCATTTCGCTGGGGATAGTGAGCAAAAAAAAGAAGTGTCGAGACAATTATCTGAGGTTTGCCGGTGCTCATGGATTTGTACAGGAGTTTGGTAAGCTCTGTGCAAGTATTGGCATCCATACAACAGTAAGTGCAAATAATGGCGGCCCCTATGGAACAAAGCGACAGCTACATTATAGGCTGTCGCTTCCGAGTGCTGTAAGTGCAGGATTCTATTTTCATTGTGCGAGGAAGCAGATACTCCTCGAACAATATAGGAAAGATCCAACATCAAGACTTAGATTGAGGAGGGACTATGCGACTCAACTGGGGTTTTTTTAAGCTATTTTTGTTCCCCATTTTTGCTGTAACCATATTCTATACAAATGGTTACAGCCAGACATATAGAGCGATGATGCAAGAGCCTGCCTCCCTGGTCGATGTCACCTTACCGGCCTATGGCAGCGCGTTGACCCATACGACGCTCAACGCCGCGATTGCGGCCCAGGGCACGGCGCGGAAAACGCTGTGGCTGAAAGCCGGCGTCTGGGTGTTAGCGGGGAATGTGACCGTGCCCGCCACGCTGACCCTCTGGGCCCCCACGGGCACGGTGGTGCAGATTAACTCCGGCGTGACGCTGACCCTCAACAGCCCGCCGATGACGGAGTCGGCGACCTGGCACACCGGCACGGGCAAGCTCACGCTGCTCTATACCCCGGTCAACGTGCGCGACTTGAGTACGGCGGGGGATGGCTCGGCGGCGACGCCCTGGACCGGATGGGATACCGCCCTGACTAGTTGGCAAGGCAGTACCACGTATGTGCTCCCGCCCGGGCATTACCAGCTCACGGCGCCCGTCTTGGCGGCGGCCAGCGGCATCCAAATTACCGGCGCCGGGAAAGCCTCGACGATGGTGCACTATGCGCCCACGGGCGGAAGCACCAACGGGGTGTTTCATTTTGCCAACGGCACCGGGATCAATTTCCGCTCCTCGCTCCGGGGTCTCTCGATTCTCACCACGAATACCACGGTGCAAAAGGTGGGGGTGAACCTGGTGGACTGTTCGGGGTTCCTGATGACGGATGTCCAGATCGGTGCGGACCAGGCCTGGACGGGGGCGACCAGTATTGGCCTGTGGCTCCATGGGAGGGATAATAACCTGGTCGAAGGGGCGGAAATTTACGGGGATATTCCCCTCCAGATTTCCGGCGACCCGAACAGCGCAGTGGACCTCGACCATACCATGTTTCGCGATCTCACCCTCACGGCCACGGCGATGGTGCAACCCGTGGTCCTGATCGATAGCGGCGTCAATCTTAGCAATGTCACGTTTGAGGGCGATCAGGCCTGGGCGCGCGGCAGTGATGGCCTCAAGTGGGTCGATACCACGACCACGGTTCAGAGCTGGAATCTGGCGCTCTTGCATGTGCGCTGGGAGCAGAGCACCAATAGTCCGGGCTATCTGGTCCGCATTGAGCATCAGACCGGCTTGCTCAACCTCCAACTCGCGTACCTGCATGGCGCGGAAAACAGTCAGGGGGTGAAGCTCCGGAACGTGCAAATGGCGACGCTCGAAGGCCTGGTCTATCTGGGGACGGGGACCGCCCTCGACCTCAATACGACGAGTTATCCGGTGGTGATCCGGACCATGTGGAAGGGCAATGGCCTGGTGTCGCTCGGGGGGCTCAGCCCGGCGATCGATGGCGGCAGTTCGGACGGGCGGATTTTGCCGTTCCTGGTGTACGATCGGTGAGGGAAGGGAGATAGGGAATAGAGAGCTAGGGTCGGAGGGGGAGTCTTCCCTACTGGCTCCCTCCCTAAGGCACTTATAAAACTGAGTAGAGACACAAAAACCAAGTAGAGATACGAACGATATATGAGCCCTACTTCTCCCCAACATCCCACGGCATATCAAACGGCAGGCGTTGATACCGAACAAGCAGACATCGGCCTCAAGCGCCTGACCAAGAAGGTGCAGCAAACATGGCCTTCGAGCGAAGGCATAGGAGCGGTCAAGCTTCCACTTGGTTACTTTGCCAATGTCATTGACCTTGGTGGTATCGGGCTTGCTATCTCTACTGATGGTGTAGGGACAAAGGCGCTCGTCGCTCAGATGATGGGAAAGTACGACACCATTGGCATTGATTGCGTGGCAATGAATGTGAATGACGTACTCTGCGTCGGGGCGACACCGATCTCCATGGTTGATTATATTGCACTGCAAGAACCTCATCCTGACTTCCTAGAAGCGATAGCCGAGGGTCTCTGTGAAGGAGCGAGACGCGCGAATATTTCTATCTGTGGCGGCGAGATTGCCCAACTGCGAGAAATTGTGAAGAGCCATAGGGATAGAGAAGGGTATGGTTTTGATCTAGCCGGGACGGCTGTTGGCACTGTGCCTCTCGATAAAATCATTATTGGACAGGATATCCAGGAAGGGGATGCCGTCATTGGTATAGAGAGCAATGGCATTCATAGTAATGGCTTAACGCTAGCTCGTCATGTCTTCTTTGAACATCATAATTACTCTGTGGATGCATTGTTTCCAACTCTTACGTGTACTCTCGGGGAAGAGCTACTCAAGCCAACCCATATCTATGTACAAGAGGTACTAGAGATTCTTCAGCATGGCTTACCAGTCAAGGCTCTTATCCATATCACAAGCGATGGGTTTCTCAATCTAACTCGTGTTAAGGCAGAGGTAGGGTATGTTATTGAGTACCTGCCTGAAGACCTGCCTATTTTTTCTCTCATTAAACAGCTCGGAAATGTTGACGATACAGAGCTGTTCCGCGTGTATAACATGGGTATAGGGTTCTGCATAGTCGTCCGTGCTGATGAGGCAGAACGTGTCCTCTCCATTGTGCGTTCCCGCGGAAAGCAAGCCTATAAGATCGGCCATGTGGAAAGGGACAAGAACCGGCGTGTCTCTATACCATCCAAGGGCATCTATGGGGAGGGGAAGCGATTTTTCAAGGTGAAATAGATGCTTGATAAGTCAAGTGCTATTGCATTACTGAGGCGTCTTCTGGCATGGTGGCATTCCCTCTATACAAGGGTCTTGCAAGGGTTGTTGTTGCGTTTTACCGCTTTGATACTCACTGTTCAAGGATTG